TTATTAGCACGAAACTTTGTTCCCTTTTTTATAGTTGGCATAGCTGTTGTTTTATAGTTTTTGACACCATTAGTGCGAGTCCATGGTAACCTAATATAACAGTTAACATAAACAGTTGCAGGACTAGCGCCGTATATTGGAACACCGGCGAGTTCAATATGTTTCTTTATATTTTGAACTTCGACAGCTTCAGACCAATTTAATTCATTAAATTGGTGATCTAGATAAAATGACATCGAATCACCGATGTATGATATCATATCAACAAACATTCCACCCAAGCCGGCTTCGGAAAAATCTTCGATGTTATCCGGAAAGAAAGTCTTAGCGTGATTTATTAAATTTAATTTAAAAGAATCAAAATCTCTTGCTAAATAAGATCTTTTAACTATTTTCGTATTTTTACTTTTTGTATCTTTTTCCATTATCCAGCAACTCTCAAAATAACTTCAATCTTTTGATTTGTGACTCCAAGTCTAGGAATGCCGTAAAATACTTCGATTCCCAATTTCGCAATATGCTCATTATCTGTTCTTTCGGTAAAAAAGCTAAAGTCATTGAGCGTAATAAATGGCATAAATCTATCTATAGCAAAATTTATTCTGTTGACAGCTTCTTGTCTAACGTCAGATTCGCTTAATTCGAAAGCTAACTCTGCTAAATTTGCGCCATAGTGATAATTTCCCAGCCTGTCTCCGTGGTTAGTTTGAATTAGGTTTCTAAAGTTATCCCTGACTTGATCCTTTAAATTAGAATGCATCTTAAATAAACCGTCGCGACCTCCACCGAACTGGATCGGTGTTTTAATACCGATTAGCTTGGTAAAAAATAAATCTTCAGCGTACTTTTTTTCAGTTTCTATTAGCTGACCAGCAGACTTAAACTGAAACGCTTTTTGATTTTGTGTTCTATCTCTGCTTGCCACCACGCACCTCTGGTGTATAAATATCTAGTTAAACAAATTTATTTGTATTACAAGCACTATAAAATTACCACTTTCCCAATGGACATGACTTAGATTTAGCGTATGCCAGCATCGGATAGTAACAACCACATTGCTTGCACATCAGAAATTGTACTTTGCTTTTAGTTAATTGATCGCACTCATCGCATATTTTTCTTCTGCTATTGGCCTGATTGGCGGATTCTTTATCAAGCATTCCCATCATATGCATCGATAACGCCGACCACCCCTCACCGATTTGGCCTAAATCAATAGATTCTTTGCAAGATTGACACGGCTTTTTTTTATCTACCATTAAATTCCCTCAGTGTCATCAAAATCCGCAGCATCTAACACTGCCCTTGTTGTTCGAGGCGTTGGAGCTTCTTTTTTGGGTTCGGGAGCCGGGCGGGAAGGGGGGAGAGCGAGATCGGGCACCGAGCCAGAGGGTTGCTTAGTTGATATAGCTTTGGAAACAACGGGAATTGGATAGTCTTCAGGTTTAGTCCTTTTTATGTGAGCTAGTTCTGCCGGCATTCTCATTTCGCTTAAAACGCTAGGCAACTCAGAATCCGGGCCCCACTTTTCTTTATCGCCAGCTTCGACAATAACTTGCAACTTCACTGTTTCGTTACCCTTGGTAGCAAAGCACATAACTTCGTACAAGCCGGGTTTGGTAAACCTAAATGATAAGTTTCGACCAGATGCGCCTGAACCTAATTGATGTTTTACTGGTATTCTCTGAGATAGCGGGGGGGCTGACATTGTACCAGCATCCGGGCCCTCAGTGACGATACCCATTGATTGCATAAACGTTATAATATCAGTATCATCTAGTTCTACCTCTCCGTATACCCTCCAATCATATCGGATATCTGTATCTTCTTCAGTTGGTATTAATTGCCCTTCGTCTCCTTCATCGGGTCCCTGGCGCTGGCCGTCTTGTTCATCAACTGGTTCAGAAGCTAAAAACAGCAGAAATGTAGGAGAATCAAAAGATTCTTTAAGATCAAACTTTTTAGCTACAAATCGAGCAGTTACATTAAGATCAAAATGCTGAATTTTATCAGGTCGAGCTGATTCAGGATTTTTTATTATTACTGGTGGAGGGGGTTTAACAACTTTAACGTCATACCGAGCTGCAGGCTCGATTAAAACAACTCGCTCAACTTCTCCCTCTTCGCCACCTGCACCCATCAATATCACTAGTAGTGGTAAGACTATCATAAGTATTAACAACAAAATCATTAATATGCACAAGCCAATGCTTAACATCGGTATGCCAGGAATATCTGGGCACTGTATGTTTATAGCCTTGATTAGATCGCATGGATCAGCAGTTGGGATCGGTATTTTTAAGTCTAAGGTAAAGAGGCCGAGAGCAAAATCAATCGGCCAGAGGGTCAACCCAAAGAGCGACATGCCAGGAAATGGTGGTATATCTAAGCTAAATTCTGGAAAGAATCCAGGAATGTCTAATCCTGGGATATCTATTCCGGGTATCGGTAGACCAGGTATCGAAAATGACGGCATAGGTAGGTCTGGTAATCCTAGCATCGGTAACGGTGGGGGGAAAGGAAAACTTGGTACGCCTGGAGGAATATCTAATACTATTTCACCGATTTTAATAAAGCCCATCCAAGGACCCAATTGCATACCGATGTTAGCTTCAAGCATCGTGCATAAGCCAGTACGCTCTGGGTTCTCTGCGGGAGGTGGAGGAGAACCTTCTTTACCAGCTCCAGGTGGAAGAACCTTGGGACAGCATGCGTCGGGTGGCATGCCAAAACACTTGCATATTTGAACTATGCTTAAAAGATCACCGATCGAAGGTAGAAGGCCAGATATGGGACCTTTGGCTTCTTCTTCTTCTTCCTGTCCCTCTTCCTCTCCGTTTTCTTCTTCTGGCGGCATGCTACTTTGTCTTTCCGACTTGGCTTAAAGCATTTGTTAAATTTTCAGCAAGCTTATCTAAAATATTTTGGCCTGTAGGTGCTGTTAAGTGGATCGGGGTACCCATGTTTCCGAGGGCGGGTGGACCGGCTAAGCCGGCTGGATCGGATTTCGTTTCTGTCACCATTGCCGGTGATGTAGCGGTACCGCCTATTGCTGATATTATATCGGTAAAGCCAGCAAGTATCGCATCAGCGAAAGCTTCGCCCAGTACCATCGACTCAGTTGCGTCTTCTCCACCAATAAAAACATGTTGGCCGTTACCACCGTGTTCCATCGGTACAGGGCCGGGTGGGGTGGGTCGACCGTTTCCAATTACTATCCTCGGGCCATCAATATAGATTGTTCCGTTTGGTTCTATAGATATTATTGCACGTTCGTCGGCTGATTCAGCTCCAGCTGCCGCATCTGGCACCTTTCCCTCTTTGATGATCCTGATAGAACCATTAGAAAATTTCTTCTCAGTATCATCCGGATCTTTTCTTGCAATGATTCGAATGTTATCTGATTTTACAATGATAGACGCGCCCTCGTGATTCTGTTCTACAAGATTTACGCCACCGATCTCTCCCATCTGATCACTTAAACCGAAATCTTCGTCTGGTTTAGAATCAGCAGTCATGTAAATTCGGCTAGCATCGTAACGAAAATCGGGATCTCCCTCAGTGATATTATCAAATGCGTTATCTTGGACATCATCTACATAAGCTTGAGGGTTTTTTGAAGTCTCAACAATCTCAGGTTGAGCATCGGATGCTACGTTACGATCTTCACCTTTATTATCCGAATCATCATCATTCTTCTCAACAGAATCTTTTGGATTTACTGCCAATTTAATTCTTGGATATGTTGGTGGGTGGCCATCTGCCATGGCATCTAATGGCGGGTCAGCGTCGGCTGTTGGTAACTTTGGACCACCCGCTGCTCTTACCCTTAATCCCCTTCCCACAACAATATCGATAGCTGCAGCTATATCCTTTAACGCTGGTTTAGAATCAGGATCTGACGGATCTGACAATGTCGCGGTTGATCCTATATTTTTCTCATCTTCAGATAATTTGATTGTGCTCTCTGGGGTAAAACCTTTATCTAATCGAGTTTTTTCATCAGCTGCTTCAGCAAAACCCCCAGGGAAACCTCTTGTCGTTCCTAATGATATGCTGGTGTTATTAGAACCCTGGATCACAAAATCACCGGGTCGCTTGGTTAACCTGGGAACTGGTTCAGGCTTAAAAGATTTATAAGCCAAAGACTTTAAGATTATATTCGTGTAAGCATGGGGGCCGCCATCTATGTTAAAAGTTTCTTCTTTTTTTGCTCGACCATTAGGATACCCAAAAATCAACTCGCTAGTAGCTAATTTAGATTTTGGGTTATCACCTTCAGCTTCATCTGCTTCCGAAGCCGGTAGGGCGACACCATAATTATCTGCTCGAGAATCATGCGTGTAATTCAGATCATCAGTATCATCCCACGATGGTACACGGCACAGCCAGAATAAGACATTAGTTGCAGTGCCGTGGCCTCCAGCGGAAGTAAGCCAAACGTGCTCGCCTGGTTTAACGGGAAAACATAAATGAGGTGGGAAAAACGGCAAGCATAAAATATTTCTTCCGCCTGATTTTGCAGCACCCTGGTTTAAGATACGAGCAATTATAGCATTTCGAGGCGCTCTCGCTAGTAAAGGTTCATCTACATCTGGGTATTTAGCTTTCAAATAATCGGGATCTTGCTTTAGAAAAGCACCGGGATCATAAATAACATCTATCACTACAGCTTGAGTAAATACCTCTGATCCGACTAGATCTTCAAGCGTCGGAGAAAGACCAACAGCTGTTTTGCCTGATTCATTTATAGGCATAATTTAATCTTTAATCTGAGAAAATAGGTCATCGGGATCTATCTTACTGTTTTCTTGTTCTGCTCGAGCTATGATCTCGGATAACTTTAATAACTGCTCGTTTGACTTTCCCATTCTCTCTAGGTATTTGGAAAGGATTGCGCCGACGGCCGCGTGTTCAGCAATTCCAGTCCGCATCTGTGTGTATGCTTCCACAAATAACACATAAGCATTCTGCCTGTCTAAGTTAGCATTCTCATAAATCTCTTTCCACAGCAGTTTCTTTCTATCGCCAGAAGAAACTAATTCAGAAAGCATTTCTTCGAACTTCTTAGTCTTCTCTTCTATCTTTTTGACTTTATCTAAAGCTGTTGTTAATTCGTCCATCATCATTATAAACCTAAAAAATATCTACTAACCTCTTATCATGAACAATATCTTTATAGTGCTTTCTAATCGAAGACATTGCCACGGATAATTTTTTCGGAGTGAGGCCAGATATTTCCCTTACATAGACATAAATAGCACGCTTGTTTAAAAAATCTAAGTGATCTATTTTTTCGAAAACAGCAGTGATGGCGTGGATGCAAAGCTTTTCGTTCTCTTTAGTGACTCGTTTTTTAATGATCTCTAAAACTTTTACAATCTCCTCTCTCCTGCCAGCATCAATCATGATCTGATCTGGAGCCTCGGCAATTTGAGAAGAAGCGACTGCGGACTTATCTTTTTTTGACATAGTTTCCATGTCAGAAAGACTTACGTTTCGAATAGTGTTTTTTCTGTGTTGCCTAGAATTTATTATTAGCCAATTCTTCGCAACAACATTAAAGTAAGAAAACGCTTTTGTCCCGCGGGTGTGGTCCCACTTTCGGATAGTCTCATAAAGGAAAGATACGCAGTCGGTTTTTATCGTCTCAATGCGGTCTGAGCCTGCTTTGAAACCGTAAACAAAGATCAGGCTCTCAGCCAACTTCTCAAACGCTTGATGTATTTTTTCGTTATAAAGTTTTTCTTTTTCTTTTTGGCATTCTAAACCCTGAAACTCAATTATTGCTGCTTGAGTATCTTTATTAAAATACATGTTCCTTTTTTGGCCAGGATTTCTTCTAATCTTTCTTTTCTTCTTCAAGGTACGTTTCCTCATTGTCCTTAGAAGAAACATTGCTTGACAAAGAAGAAGCTATTCCAAGAATTGCATCACGACACTCATCAATATCCGAAATTACCTGTTTTACTTCTGGGCTGTCATAAAATACTGGTATCTCTAATACTCTAGATATTGATGCGTATCTTTCATCCAAAACATCTAAGCTCTCTTCTAATGCGTCTTCTACATTCAGTAAAATCATTGCAAACTTGAAAGCAAAATATGTTGATGCACCCAAAAGCAGCGAAAGTACTGTTATTATAATAATAGCTGTTACGCTCATGATAATATATCTTGCAGTACCTTGTCGTAAATTTCGAAGACTTTTTCAGAATTTAGCTTATTTTTCAGTATCTCTGCACCAGAATGTGCCCATTCAACCGGAACTTTATAAGAATCTTTTATTTTTTTGAGACGTTTTTTTGCCTCTTTCTCTTTCGGGTGAGCCCAGCGGCAACCGGGTATGAATACGTGATCGTCAATTCGCGACGGGTGGACGTCGATCATGTCATACTCAAACCCAGAAAACCTGATGCTACTTAAGAAATCCATGTGACCCGACCACTTCGTCGCCATGACTGGTAAGCCGCTAGCTGCGGCTTCTAGCAACGGCAAACCGTAACCCTCACCTCGAGTAAATGAGACTAAAGCATGGATATCTTTGCTTCTATACAAAGCCGACACTTCGTGATCCGTCATCATCCCGTGAGATAAGTAAACTTTTGGGTACTCCCCGACACGGACTTCTTCGATTAACTTCCTCAGGATAAACTCGGTATCTTTTCGATCGATAACGCTCATTCTTCCCAAGTTGGTTTTAACCACTATACCAACGTCTTTATCATCTTTGAACGTTTCACACAACCACTTGATCCCGTAAAAAGTATTTTTCCTGTCTGATTCTGGAGTTTGACCCGTTATCAATCCAAACATTAAAAAGTTAAATTTCGTCTTCACATCAAGATTCATCGGTTCTAACTTTTGCTCGAGCATTGCTGGCTGGATGTACTCTGGGACTATCTCAATTCTTGTTTTTATTTCGCCAGAGTTCTCGAAGCTTTTCTTAGTGTGAGATGATGGTACGATAACTAAATCCATCGCATTCACACAATCAACCCATTCCTTAGAACACCGGTCTGTCTCAACACCAGCGGTGATACCAATATTAAAATCTGCAATATTAGGATCCCACTCATTTGGAAGCTGAATCTGAAGTGATACGTTGGCTGAGTAATCAGACGGTAAAGAAGTATTTATTATCCTACCGATCAAACCGTTTTCAAGAGTTCCATCTAGATAAAACGGGCAAATACCCCACGGAGTAACTTGAGAGCTTATTGTACAGTTTTCTTTACTTTCCACGTAAGAAAAAATCTGCCTGGAATGAACACCATATCCAGCTGAATTCAACAAAGGTCCACGAATTAATACGTTTTTCATATCTCTATTAAATCAAACCTGTTTGTTACAGATTTTCCCTCTTTCCAATCGTTTATAGTTTTTAACAAAGTATCATGCCACTTATCAACAGTGTCTTCAAAAGCAAACTCTGAATCGACATAATCCATGCATTTTTTGCCAAGCTTCTCTCGTTCTTCTGGGCTTAAATCGTAAATAGATTTAATGGCACTAGCTACCGTATCTACGCTAACGTAATCTTCATAAATAAAAGGAACATTTTGAGAACCAACCAAAGATTGCATCTCTACCGGTAAAGCCACTCCGTTCTCTGTACCATCTCGGTGATCTTCTACTTGACGTGTTAACCCGCCGGTCTTAGTAGCAATAATCGGAGTCCCGGTCTGCATTGCTTCTAGGGTTCCTAAACCAAAACCTTCAGCGTAAGATATATTAATGCAACAATCAGCCGTGTTATGAAGAATGTTGATTTCTTCGAAACCGACGCGTTGAGTTGAGAAAAAGATATTATCTTCTATATCAAGCTTTCTAGCTATTTCAACTAAGTTCGGACCCTCTTGATCATAGGGATCAGTGTGCATCACTAATGTAGCGGGTTTTCTTCCGTTTTTATCTTCGATTTGATCTAGAAATTTTTTCCAAGCCCAAAGCAAGTCGGAAGGTCTCTTTCGTTTTGCATTCCGGTTGATCCAAAATAAAACAAAATCATCTTCCCTATCTTTTCCAAGCAAATCTCTTCTGGCTAGCTTTATTTTATTATCGCTTATTTTATAAAAAACATCTTTCGGAAGAGCATGGGGAATAAAGTTTGCTCTTTCGGGCCACTTCTCTTTAACAATTTCGTATGATAAATAAGAATGACAGTTAATCAAGTCAGTTGATTCGTAATACTTGTCATTGAAATCTGGCCGGGGGTAATTATCCCAAACATGCCAGTATGCTATTGGGCATACCTGATGAATCTCATCTTCGATCTGCCAAAGCCACACAAAAAACCTGGGGTCTGTGAAGAGCAAGATGATATCTGGTTTTTCTGAAACTAGCAAAGAGCGAATCATCTCAACGGTACCAAAACCATCAACTGGTTTGATTAGAAAATCATCTCCCGCTTGGACCATGTTGTAATCATCGTGTTTTAAAGCACCGCCGAGTTGCCGAAATGTCCAGCACCCTTTTTCGATTAGCCCATGAGCTAAAAAGCGTGATTGTGTCCCGACGCCCGATGGGCTTAGGGCATGATCAGATATTAAGAGTATTTTGTATTTTTCCATTCTTACCACCTGAAAAATATTAAGAATTTAATTTGTAGAGTTAACTACCCGGACAATTTTCTGTTCCCTTAAAATTACAAAATAAGCAAGAATTTCTATTTTTAAGAAAAAGACCTCTCTTCATCGAGAGAACCATGCTACGTAGCATCGCGGTACATTTTTCTTCGGCTTTGGGACCGACTGAAACTTTTACTAATTCGCAGGTCTCACCGGCTGGTGCGCCCCGTTTCAAAAGAACAAAACCACACTTGACAGATTTTATATCAATGTTGTTTTTATTTCGCCAGAAATGTTTATAAAGTGCTATTTGAGCCCAAGTAAGAATATCTCTTCTCTTTGATGCATACCACCCTTTATCACCAGCTGTTTTCCAATCGATTACCCAATAAGTTTCTTTGCCTTTTTTGTCTTTTGTCTTGATTACAGCGTCTATGAAACCCTTGAAATAAGTATTAACAGCTGGAACATGCTCATACAGCTGTTCTTCAGCGCTGACTACTTCATAATCGCCAAAGGTTTCTTTTAGAAAATCTGGGAGGTCATTTAGCGTTGTTCTAGCATAATCGAGCCAAGTATCTAACCAGACATGCTCTTTTGGTTTCCAGCAATTAGCTGATCTAATAGCGGCTTGCTCTTGGATATGCTTGTCAGTATCAAACCCGTGCTTTTCCCACGCATTAGTTATGTTATCTAAAACTTTCTGGATATCCATCTTACCGGTTAAAAGAAAATTCTCAACTCCGTCATGTATAGCTGTACCGTATGAGAGGTACGGTGAGTACTCAAAAACATCAAGCTTATCGATATAGGCTAATTTGTGACGCCAAGCGCATTCTTTCCAGTTACGGATTTCAGAATATGAAATGTGGGGTTTGTGGTTGGGTAATATAGGCAACTCGTTATTCGTATCTATAGACATTAATTAATTATAATACTAATCCACGCTTTTTACACCGATTAAATCCTCTTTATACATCATTTTTGCTAATTCTTCAAACGTAACTTCCGGTTCCCAGCCCAAGACTTCTTTTGCTTTATTAGCGTTACCGAGTAAGTGTGGGACTTCGTGCGGACGGAATAACCTTTGATCTGTTTCCACATGTTCTTCTATAGAAATACCAGCAATATTGAAAACAGTTTCGAGCCAATCCATTACCGAACGCGATTTACCGGTAGCAATAACGTAATCATCAGCTTTCTTGTGCTGTAACATCAAATGCATCGCTTTAACATAATCACCAGCATAACCCCAGTCCCTTAAAGACTCTAAGTTTCCGAGGTAAAGCTTCTCTTGCAGTCCCATTTTTATTTTAGCAGCAGCCATTGTGATTTTTCTAGTCACAAAGGTCTCTCCTCGCCTGGGAGATTCATGATTGAAAAGAATCCCACTACACGCAAAAATACCGTACGATTCTCGGTAATTTCTGACTAAGTGATGGGCATACACTTTGGCACATGCGTACGGGCTAGCTGGAGATAAACGAGTCCACTCATCTTGCGGTACGTCTGGGTTATCACCAAACATCTCTGAAGAGCTAGCTTGGTAGAACTTAATGCTAGGGTCAGTGTTTCGTATCGCTTCTAATATATTCAGAACGCCAGTGACGATCGTGTTAGTAGTCGATAGCGGGATATCAAAGCTTACCCTTACGTGAGATTGAGCTGCTAAGTTATAAATCTCTTGGGGTTTGTGCTTGTTGATAAGGCGGTATATTACGCCTGGATCATCCAGCTCAAAATATTCTAGCTCAAAATTAGGGTGCTCAAATATCTGATCGATCCGGTCAGTGCAGATTAAGCTAGTTCTTCTTTTCAGGCCCACTACATAATAGCCTAATGATAATAGGTGCTCAGCCAAATAAGAACCATCTTGACCGGTTACTCCGGTTATTAGAGCAGTTTTCATCTTACACCCCTAATGTTTGGGTAATTTTCTAGAAACCAGCTGGTGGTTTTTGTTATACCATGGTTTATATTCGTAAACATAGATAAATCATATCCAAGTTCTTCTAATTTTTTACTAGATGATGGTTTTCGAAACTGACCGTTTGGTTTTTCTAAATCCCAAGATAAATTTAGCTGATAGTTAAAAGCATTTTTTATCTTTTTTGCTAATTCTTTAATCGATATTTCGCTTGTAGTATTACCGATATTAATCACTCCAGCAACATTGTTTTTGTTCAATAAAAAACTAATCAGATCGGGAATATCACTGGCAAAAGTAAATTCTCTTAAAGGCGATCCGTCTCCCCATAAGTTTACCGTATCTTTTTTTTGTAACTTAGCGTTTTGTATCTTTATCATGATACCTGGAATGACGTGAGAATCGTCAGTATCGAAATTATCGTTAATACCATAAAGGTTGTTTGGTGACACACAAAAATATTGGTATCCCAGCTGCTTATTGATTGCCCTTGAATGAATGTCTAGCATTCTCTTAGAATAAGCATAAGAAAAATTAGATTCATGAGGCTCACCGGTGTGGATATTTTTTTCCATTAACGGATACTCTGACTTATTCGGGTAAACGCATGTAGATAAAAATGAAACGCATTTTTTAATGTTATTAGTTGCGGCTGCGTCCAGAACATTCGTGTTGATTCGAGTATTTTGAGAGTAAAAATCTAATGGGTTATCGATATTAGCTTTGATACCTCCGACCCGGGCTGCGGTATGAACCAAAGCATCTATTTTTTTATTTGAAAAAAAATCTAGAGTTTCTTCTCTAATAGAAAAATCTGGACCACCAGCTGAGGGACCTGGAATGACGGTATAATTGATGCTTGGATCTTTGTGATTATAAAACGCGGTACCCACTAAACCGGTACCCCCAGTGACGTAAACTTCCATGGCTACTCTTTAACGTTCATGATCCTCTTAATTTCGGGGACGTAAATATTATTTATCACGTGAGACCAGTCAAAATTATTAACAGCATACTCTCTAATTTTATCTCGCATAGTCACCGATATTTTTCTGTTTTTTTCTAATATGCTAGCGACGTAATCAGTATCATCTAATTTTTCATCTGGGATCACATCAATGAATGGCAAATCTAGATCTAAATTAGCTTTAGCTGGTTCTGAAACTACTACGCCTAGTCCAGCAGCCATGGCTTCGGTGCAGACAAGAGGATGGGCTTCACCATCTGATAATAAAGCTAAGTTAGCAAAATTGGTTAGATTCTTGTAGAGAAATTCTTTGGACCACTCGCCCAGATGCCGGGGATGGTCTTGCGGGAATTTCTCATCTACGATCCGGCCGGCATAATACAAATTTTCAATACCGTGATAAATGTACTGCCTTTTCCTGTTTTCTACTTTTGCTAAATAAATTGAATCATTCGGCCGGGGGCATTCGATATTACAGTCAAACAAATCAGTTCGGACACCATTCGGAACGACAAACAACCGATCTTCTTCAACGCATCCATCAATGTAAGTTGCTTTAATCCCCGATGATAGACAACAAATCCTAACATCAGAAGTAGTTGTTTTAGAAAAAATTCTATAATAATACCCACCCCACTTTTGCCTATTCCCCATATACGCAAAGTGACTAGTCACTACAATGTTTTTACATTTAATAAGTTTAGCGATATCGATGTGCTCATCGTACTGAATGTGAACTACATCCGGCTTCATGTGATTAATTAACGCGGCACCAAGCTTCATGTTTTTAACATTTATAATCTCAGCTTGGTGTCCCGCTTTTTGTAGAGATTTTCTAATATCATCCGTTAGAATCTCAATAGCGCCCCATCCCGTCGGTGGGATCGGTTGTATACCTGGACCTACAATGCAGAATTTCATGATTTTACGCCCTGAAATCTAGGGAAGCTTTTTGGATCTTTGTTCAAATGCATCATTCGTGGTGGAAAAGCTTCCCACACATACTCATAACCGCTAGCTTCTGGTAAAGCAAAGCCTGGATGAAGTGTGTGCACATTATCTTTGTTTTCTAGAAAAAATTTATTCATGTGAGACTCATCATGCCACTTAGCAACGATGCCTTTATCATAATCTTCATCCACATGCTGATCTAAGATTTGTATCATTTCTAAAATCTTCTTAGTTTTACCACCCCAGAAACAACCTTGCCAGTAATTAGAAAGATCAAACCCCTGATCATAAGCACAAGCGTGAGAATCTTTGTTATCTTCGAATGTACCTTGTTCGTTAATGAAACCAGGGTGTTGAACACCGAAAAAATCTTTGCTCATGTGACTAGGTAACAGGTCTTCTAAGCTAGATTCTTCAATCGGCCACAGATCAGCGTCGATAAAAATTACATAGTCCATTTCTGATAGCTTTTCTTTTATGCTGTGCATGAATTTAAACCGATGTAAAGTTATAAATGGCCACTCGGCGTGAGATATCTCATTCATATCAACATCGTCTTTACCCAAAAAATTCGGGTGATCGATCAAATCGGTAAACACAAATATTTTTTTGTCTTGTTTAGCACAAAAATATCGATTTATTCGTTTATAAAAACCATCAAAAAAACCGGCGTACAATCCCGTACCTATAAAAATAATACCTACTTTTTTCATATTATTACCCAACCACCAGCATAAATTGTCTGCCACTTTTCCGGACCCTTTGGACCGAACCACTGAGCCGGTGCAATTACAGCTTCAACATTTCCTAAAGCTGCGGCCCACCAAGAAAAAGATGAATTTGCAATGACATGAGCATCACACAATGACATCATACAAAAGTCAACTTCCGGAGAGTTACCGGAAACTAACTCTGAATTATCATCAATTAAATTATCAGATATCCACTCGTGGTCGTCACCAAAACAGAGAAACTTTACATTATCGCCGGCAGCTTCTATCACTATATTCTTTGCTTTTTGATAATACTCTAAAGAGCATGGAGGGTGGTAATCTTGTTTTTCTAGGTAATCACCTCTTCTAACATGAATAGAACAAATATTTTTTCCCTGTCTTAAGCTATCAATTTGATCCTGGGCTGTCTCTTTAATGCTATCGATAAAATCGAAATCTTCCTTCAAATAATTGAAAGCATCGGAGAAATATAATGGAGATTGAAAGTACCCAACAAGATCTGTAAAGTCCGTTGACAAAAACACACCGGGACTAAAATCAAAGCTCGGTTCCGTGTACCGAAACTGTAGCTGTGATAATTCTTCCTCTAAAAGAATTTTAGCATTGGGCATCTTAAAAACTTTTCTTAACTCAATGCTATCATTATCTTGCAGTTTCCAGTCATAGCCCCTGACAAATGCCGTAGCAAGCAGAGCAGCATATTGAAACATCTGGTTGCCTAGGCGACCGTTACTACCAATTTGTAAGCTAGTTAACATATTTTTAAGAACCCCATGTGTTGCAACGATTTAAACTGTGCTTCCGAAGCTAGCAACGGGTATTTTGCATCGTAACTTGGGTTATTAGTTGATGTGTAATCAACCATGACTTCGGGTATGTTTGCGAAATTAAACCAACGGATGCACCTCAACCACATGTGATGATCTTCAGCAATCGGGTAAGTATCATCATAGCCACCGACCCTCAAGAGTATCTTCTTTTTGAAGACAACTGATGGGTGCGCTAGCGCATTTCGACCGGTGAGCAACCACGACTTTATTGTTTGGTCATGGATTGGGTACCTAAACTTATCGTCAACAACATCTCTAGTCGCAGACATTAGTCTGATCTGAGTGCCACATATGTCGGTAGCAGGGTGGGTTTCGAAATGCTTCATCTGTAACTCAAGCTTTTCCGGATACCAGCAATCATCCCCGTCTTGCCGCGCGATGAAGTCGCAACCAGCGTTCTGAAGCCCAGTATTAAGAGCAGGGACTATACCGGGTTCAGTACACCTGTATACCTTCAGTTTATCCTTGGCTAAATCTCTAGCCTTCTCTATGGTGTTATCGCCACAGTTGTTATCAACAATTATAATTTCGAAATTCCGATATGTCTGTTCTAAGACAGAGATAATTGCAGTTCCGATAGTTTCTTCGCAATCTTTGGCCGGGATGATTACAGATACTTTGCTTACCATCTTTACTCAAGAAACCTCTTGCAATCGTGATCGATCGTTATGTGCGGGGTTTTAGCTTCCCAGTTAATTTTTTGATGAAATATCCAACCGCCCAACTCTTCAGACAATTTATTAGCTAAGCGATCGATCTCTTTATCAGTTACGTCAGACCAGCTCTTGTCAAAGAACATGTTGTTTTCCGGAGTATCTTCCTGTTCCGTGTTGTACTGTGACTGCCAAAACTTGGACCAGTAATTCTTGTACAGAACAATCTTTCTCTTCATGTCTAGCCAAGAAGTGTGGTAAACTGTCGGAACGTTGTCGATAACTTTGTTAGCCCAATCCTGATACGTTTCAAGAGAATTCTTATCTCCCAATAACGCGTTGACTCTAAGATTCTCTATCTCTTCGGAATAATAAGCTATGAATTTTATTCTCTCAAATGTTTCGTTGTGAATGTAATCACATGTATCGCTGCCTGGCGCGGTGTAAAGGTTACCATCATCATCAAACTGTCTCAGCTCTTTAGGGATGCCGTGAGTGATGTGCGGTAAGTTTCTAGAAATTCGCCACTTCCACGGATTAACATCGACCCTTACTTTGCTTAAGCTACCCCAAAATTCAAAAATCGGAAGAGCCACTAACTCTCCGAGAGATGGAAATCTTTTGACTAAGCTTTTAATACTTTTGTAATCTTTCGGTAGAATAAACTCATCGCTATCCATCTGCCAACAGAAATCGCTGGTACAGAGTGAACGAGCCCGGGCTTTCTGCATACCGTCACTGTGATACGCGAATCGAGGATGGTCCCAATCGATAACGTTCTGCTCAGCTACAATTCTTGGTTCTTTTTCTGCTAGCTCTAGAATCTTTTCCCAAGTCCCATCATCTGAACCACTATCCATGACAACCACTTCATCACAAAATCCCAGCATCGATTCAATGCATTTTTCCCATGGGTACTCACCAACAATACAGTTGTAAGTTGTCGTGTAACCGGAAATTGTCGGTTGCCAATTCATTTTTGAGATAATGCCGCTCCAAAACCGTTCCCTTGCTGCGTACAGGTAGGCTTCTGTATCGAAAGAATCTTCGGTGTTAAACCAGATTTCTTCTTTGTGCTGCACGTTCTCGTTAATGACAAGCTCACAGCCCAACATCTTTGCTTCGATGACTAATCTTGGACAGGTATCACCACCTCGAGGCAAATATACCAGCCCCTCAGCTTGGGCTAACTCTTCTAGAACCTGATCATGGGTCAGACCTGATAGCTTCTTATACTCTAAATTATTCTTTTCGCAATGGTCAATAGCATCTTCAGTACCCTTGATCCAACTGCTAGATTCTAAAACTAACCAGCCGGAACGCTCTAAATCTTTTTCATTTAATCTTAAGAGGTTAACTTTTGCAAAAAATCGTTCATCAAAAACGGAACTTAAAACGATAGATTCGACTCCCGATAGAAACGGAAACCGGTCTGTGTAACGTTTCTCCTGAGCTTCTGACATCCACCAGATATTCTTTGCTCCAAGAAAGAAAGCTGAGATAATTTTGCCATGGATTTCTTCGTGACAGTTACACTCGGTTTTTTCAGCAAACTTATGTTTCTCTATAGAACGATACTGACAGAACTTGTAATCATACTCTATAACTGAGTAATCTAAGTTTGCAGCGATCGTCGGAATGAGGTTGATGTTGAGCATCGATATGTTGGTAAAGATCCAGTACTTATCTTTAAAAACTTCAAGCGTTTCTAGCGTGACTTCACGGCAATACAGGGGTTGAACCGCTAGACCGTTTGGGATCGAATCGATTAAAGCTTGAGTGGTTAACTCAGCTCCGCCTGGAATATCTTTTGCGAAAAAATCAGCGACTATTATTACGTCTGGATCGTTAACTTTAGTGGGTTGGCCAAATGGGCTATTATCAAACATGTTTAAATTATAATTCTTTCTGATCTATAGATTAATATTTTCTGATCTTTACTATAGTATAGATCTACAGATCTTAGAGATAAGAGATTAGAATAAAAGATATATTAGAGATAAAGAATAACAGATATATCAGATTCAGTTCTCTATTATAGATTAAAAGTGTAAATCAAAATGTACATATTTTTTTTGTATTTTTTGCATATTAGTGGATATAATGTACTATCAAATCGATTTTAAGGGGCTGAAATGATACACATAGCCGTTACTGGTACAAAGGGAAAGAGCACAACTTTAAGAGCTTTACAACACGCGTTTTTAGCAAAGAAAAAATCTGTCTGGGGTTCTTTTGGCATTGACGGAAGATATCACAACGGTAAAATATACGAAAAAAGAGATGATGCTGAAAACTACCTGTTTGTAGCTAAGCCGTCAGACTACATCTTGACAGAAGCAACTAGCTATGTGATTCAAAAAGGTACGTACCCAGTCAACTCTATAGATGCTATCATATTCGCTTCGTTTGATGGTTCAGAACACATGGAGCTTCACAACGATTCGGAAACATATCTTCAGGCTAAGAAAGGTATTTTTTCTTACTTAAAGCCAGATGGGTTAGCTATAATCTGTCGAGATATCGAAGAGTTTGATCAGATAATTGAGGGTGTTGAAGCTAAGATAGTGACTTACGGAACTCATCCAGAATCTGATTACGTAGTCTCTCGCATGGACACCAAACTGCTCGGATCAACATTTAGTATAGCGTATCAGGATCTATCGGTAGAAGTCATATCACCGATGATCGGTAACGCTAATATGCTAAATCTTACAGCATGCTTGATCGCAGCTAGTGAATACGGCGATATGACAATCGAAGATGCTGCTAAAATCATGAAAGATTTTGCTGGGTTAAAGGGTCGTGGTAACATATACAGGATACCGGATACCAACACAGAAGTTATCATCGATTACGCTCATACTCAGGGTAGCTTAGAAGAGATTTTACAGACAGTCAAGAAGATTAGCAACAAAAGCCTAGTCTGTATCTTCGGTTGCGGTGGTAATAAGTCGATCCAAAAACGTTCTCCCATGGGTCTGATCGCTGAAGAGTACGCCGATAAAGTTATCATAACTAACGATAACCCCAGAAAAGAGCAACCCTACAAGATTGTGCAAGATATCATGAAAGATGTCAAAGATAAAACGAAGTTTGATATCACCCTAGACAGGGGGCAAGCTATTAAGGTGGCTTTAACTGAAAACCAAAACAGCGTGATAGTGATTGCCGGTAAGGGTAACGAAGACTGCATCGATGTCAATGGGATCAAGTACCCGTATAACGATCACGAGACAGTGTTAACTTGGGTCATCAATAACCAGTATAATATGATGAAGGCTCATGAGTACGTGGATTAAGAATTAGCCTCTAACGCTTCAATCCTGGCCTTAAAAAAATTATAGTTTAGACTCTAGAACTTCAAGTCTTTCTTTAATTTCTTTTAACGCAGACACTATGTACGCTGTTATTCTAGAATATGAAACAGATCGATAAATTTCTGTCTCAAGGTCTCGTTCAGGAATTAACTCTGGGAAGGTTGGTTCAACTTCGTCTGCAACAAAACCTACAGATTTACATTCGTTATTTTCATCTTTAATATCATAAAAGCTTCTAGGGATTAAATTACATACTTCTTCTAGAGAGCATTTTAACTCTTCTATCTCTTTTTTACCCCGACGATCGGATGTCGCACGTCTTATAAGCCCAGTTGAAGCGATTTCCATATTCGCTGCATTTGAGGTTGTTATTTCATAAGATTTTTTCGAAAAAACTCCAGCATACGTAACTGCTAAATGGGAAGTAGTATTACTCCCATACCCGAATCTAGATGCAGACCACACCGCGGTGATATCATCAGCATCAAGTACGCTTCTCCAAATCGCAAACTCTGCAAGTCTTGCGCCGTCACCAATTCCGCCATCTGCATAAGGAGAATATCCACCGCCAATATACAAGTCACCACTTAAATTTTCTGTTGCTGTATATGCGTCCGAGGGTTCAAATGTCCAGTCCACAATATTGGCAGAATTATCCACCACGGCGGTGCCATTACGATAAAAAGTAACATCATTACCACCCGCTGTGGTACCGTCGACTATAACGATATGGTGCCAACCCGGTGCGAAATCATTCGCACCGTCTAAGTCTTGATACCGGCTGCCTTTAAACGCACCGGCGCTTACATCTTTTCTAATAAACCATAGAGCCGGATTTGTGCCGGAACCGGCATTTGTCCAATAAATGAACCATTCCAACTCATTATCAGCCCCACCTTTTGAAGCAATCACGTGGCCGTCGTTGGCAGTCTTCCATGCTTCATCTGGTATATACAACCAAAAAGAAATAGTAAGCCCAAGCGTGTCTGTGAAGGTAAAATCTGAGTGATCCGCTACCGTGATAGGATTATTACTATCTATACCCCACCGAGCGGCTGGCATACCTCTTGCATTACCATAGGCATTTCCGTCGGTGCTATAGTCTAAAGTAATATTAGAACCAGGTGGAGTTAAAGTATGACCCCCGCCTGATGCATCAATTGGCGTAGACCAAAATCTAGCCCAAATTGTCAGGGTACCGGAAGCATTATAATAACCATCGCCAGAGCCACCAGAAAAAAGCTCAGTTAAATCATATCCGCCACCAACATAAAGTGGTCCACCAATAAAACAGTCAGTCTGTTTTCCTCCATTACCTAAATGAATACCTTTCATCTTCTGTGCTGTAGCAACACAAAACTTAACATCAGCAAGACTACTGTCTAATTCAAAAAACTGGATTGGATTGCTACTATAGGTACCCCCAGCAGACAATTTACCAGCAACAGTAGTTAACGAATATCCCCCTGCCCCGATCGTTACATCAAGCTCTCCGTTAGCGTTACCGTCTTCTATCACTAAACCAGAAGTCACGGTACCGTTATGCGAAGCAACTCTAAGACTTAACTTGCCACCCTCTTGGCCAGAAGTTGCATCTGAAATTTCAGCGAGGATGCCAGCATATTGTTGTACGCTTGGTGTACCATCATCGTAACTCCAAAATTGAATATCACCGATGTCATCACTATCCACGCCATCGACCCCTCGGTTCTTGTTAAACTTAAGCCTTGCGCTAGTTGCATCATTAGCAGTGTTCTCGATGATGATTAGCGGATCGTTAGCATTTGCAGAAGTAAACGTGTTAGTATCACCAGTAATATCACCAGAAATAGCCAATCTGCCAGCAACAGTAGTTAATGAAGCAGCACCAGCACCAATTGTTACATCAAGCTCTCCGTTAGCGTCACCGTCTTCTATCACTAAACCGGCTGTTGAAGTTCCATCATGTTCAGCAACAGAGATAGTAAACTTACCACCTGCGGTGAATCGCGCAGCCTCTTTTACTTCTGCTTTAATTTCTGCCCATTTTATTTGCATCTGCTGGCTATTGTCAGCGTAAAATTCAATAAGACCAGCAACATCATCGTCAGCGCCAGCAGCGCCCTTGACTTTGACAAACTGAAGCCGTGCGCTATTAGCATCATTTGTAGTATTTTTAATAATGACTAATGGATCGTTAGCATTTGCAGAAGTAAATGTTGTGGTATCACCGGAAACTGAAAAGTTGCCAGCAACAGCAATATTAGCTTCAGTCACGGTCAGGGTATCTGCATCAGTATTAACAATTGTTGCACCGTTACCGAACGTGATCTGATCCCCAGAGACAGTTAGATCACCGTCCATCTGCAAGTTTCCGCTTTCATCGATGTTCGCGACTTCAGTCCCAGCATCTCCGGCAGTAAAACTAAACTTTTCAGCGGCGCCTATGCTAGAATCGTCCTTGTCAATTTGAAGAGTTAAGGATTCACGAGAAGAAATTTTGTCAGTATTTTCATCATCGTCGTCTTCTATGATAACTTTGATATCGTACAAAAATACATGATCAGCCAGTCCGCCCGCATGCCCATCTTTTTTAAGCCTAATAAATTTATTCGCATCAAGTTTGAAAGTCACTTTATAAGCATGCAAGACTAGGTTGTTCGTCGCATTTGAAGCTCCACCACCACCAGTGTATTTAGAAAAATCATCTGGTCTTATTTTGCCTAAAGTTCCTAAACTAGAGAATAAACTTGGGTCGAGGTTAGTCGTTGATTTTTGCCAATAAACTTCCACGGTAGATGGAGATGAAAAGCCAGAATCGCTAGACGCAGCTGATTGAAGAATAAGATCATCATTCTCACCTTGCTCTGCTTCATTATCTGCGCCAGTTGTAAACCCTTTTCCAGCATTATAACTATTACCCGGGCCCACGCTCCAAAATTCGATGGTTACAACCTTTCCGGATGATATAACATTTCCGCCGTTTATTTTGAGTGTACCATGAGTTAAAGAAATTACATAAGCATCTGTTCCTGTTGGTACATTCTCCCCTGTTGCGCCTAGGACAAAAGCAATATTGCTTCTTGATCGCATCCCATTATGCTCTCCACCCCCTAGGACAAAGTTAGCATTAATAGTTGATCCAGTACCAGAATTATGTACTACTGCGTCACCCGTCTTTTTAAGTTCGCTTGTATATATTGGCATATTATTACTCCTCGTCCTCTACCGGTTGCAACATCATCTTAAACTTCTTTCCCGTTTTATTATTGATCACGAATAAACTATCCTCGCCCTCTTGAACAGTCCAGTTGCCAGACGTACCGTCAATATCATTGCCACCACCCTCGTTGCAGAGGTGTAAGTCGCCTGTGTACAAGTTAGCAAACCGTCGATCAGCTGTTCCCAGGTTGAAACTGTTATCAGCTTGTGGGAGGATGTGCCCTTGAGTCTGAATACATTTCTGGCTAGCATTGCCTTCAACGGTAAGTAACACCCGCTGGATATTGACAGCTGTATCAGCCGCTCCATCGGAAAAGAATAGAGACTGATTTGCTTCTAAGAACAATCCTCCAACAGCTGCTCCACCAGCTTTCAGAGCCACGATCTTCTGTATCACTCTCGTTGCTGGTGCTGCTCCGTTACTGTAAGAACCATCGGCGTGAAACCCGATCCTCGTGAATGCATCATCTTGAGAAAAGACTGCTTCTCCCAATGAGCCACCAGTTGAGTCTTTTATTGATAATGTCTTGATTAAATCTAAGTGACTCTCTATCCCAACTTGATCATAAGCACCAACTGAAGATTTTACGTAAAAGTGATACCTTGCTCCTGCGTGATTGTCTAACCAATCAGAACCCGTATTATCGCCCCCGTAATTAAAGAGCATAGTGTGGATTGTTTTTGCTTTATTGGGAGTCCCTGTAACCCACTTAAAACCATCTCCGCTAGCTAGGGAAACAGTCGCTAAAGCTTCTAAGCTGTGCGGCCCAGTTGTTGCATCATCAAACATGAGAACATCATCGCCACCAAAGTTAGAGTTTCTATAAATTTTATGAGCATTACTATTAAAATTCAACTGCGCAGCGGCATTACTGATAGTGACTTCTGTTCCCGCTGGAGTTAAAGTGATATCACCACCAGAAGCAATTGTCAAGTCTGTCCCGTTTCCAGAAATATATTCGCCAGTATCCGCGAACTGAAGCTGCTTACCCGAGGCCATCCTGACAAGGTTGTTGGTTATCCTAAAGACTTCATTACCTGCCTGATCGTTAAAAATACCGGTGTTAGCTACTGCTGCGTTGATTGAGAACGCTACATTAGCGGCATCTTTAAGCGTAATATCTCCACCACCGGCATTTAACTCAATGTTACCACCTGAATCTAGTATAAAATTGCCTGTTTCACCGGTCGCTAAGGTTGCATGGCTAGCATCAGCAACAGTCATCGTTGCAAAACTATTAGCGTCATATGACCATTTTTGTTGGGTCGTGGTTGCAAACACTTCTAGTTTAGCATCCGGATCGCCAACGCCTATACCAATATTACCACCAGATTTGATAGCCAAACGTTTAACAGGGTCATCCCCAGAATTAGTCCCGTCCTTTGTGTAGAAAAGAAGGTCGCTCACACCCTCAGCACCTACGTCTTCTGCTATTATTGCAGCGCTTACATTAATTGATGTACTATTCGTAAAAGCTATACCGGCATTTCCACTATTACTCGATCTAATATTTAGGTGATAATTAGCTGGTACGCCAACATCACTGATAGGATCTAAACTTTCGTTTTGAATTGTGAAAAAACCACGAAACGCCGCCGCTCGCGCAGTATCACCTAATCGTTTAAAATATATCTTATTAGTCGCCTGTTGCGTAAGCTCATCATCAGATTCAATTACTAATTTTCCATCCCCGGATTGATTGATATACGTTCCGCTATCACCGTATTCAACTTTACCAAACCTCGCTGTTCCTAAGTCACCCGAAACTACCTCTGCATTAATAGTTGCCCGAGGTATAAAAGCTAAAACTTCTTGATCGTCATCCCAACCAAGAAATCCAACCCTTGCAGCTGAATCGTAATACTGAAAAGCTATCCCTCTATCTTTTGTTGTAGCGCCAACGGGTGCAGCACCGTCATCGATCCCACCAATGTTGATAATAGGATCAACGACTGTCATCGTTGAAACGTTAAGCGTAGTGCTTGTGCCCTGAACTTCGAGGTTACCAGTAACTGTAAGGTTGTCAGCTGTAAGCCCGCCGATAAGCACTGAACCGTCTAGGTATATAACACCGTTAGCTTCGCTGCTCCCATCTAGACTAGTTCGGTTTGAGATCATCAGGGTTCCAGCACCTGTACCAGCAATATCAGCCCCATTATTAAAAGGAAAATCCGCGTGGCTAGTGCTACCTCCATCGGCATGCTTCGCTGTCCCCGTAGCTTTCCATATTCTAATCGGCGAACCAGAAGCTGCAATTGTAGCGACGCCTGCTCCCCCGGCCGCTGGACCTATATGAATCCCAGTATCTCTTAATAGAATACCTTTCTTCGCCCCCGTTGATGCTAGCGTTAGGGAAGAGTTTGAGATTATTGAAGCAATCGCTGAAGTTATCGTTGTTATCCCTGTATCGATAGTGACTCCCGTCGCACAGTTGATATCCAACATCCCCGTCCCAACCTCTATTTCTGTGTTGGCATTAATTAAAAGCTTACCGCTACCTTTGCCCTCGATATTCTCAGTATCAGCACCAAACATAAGACCGATATCTTGCGGTATATTGATATTGCCCCCTTCACCAACACCGATGTTAATATCAGTCCCATCACCGGAGAGGTATTCTTCAGCTGCACCAAGCATAAGTTTTTTAGTGGATGCCACGAGGAGAGATTCTAGACCACCATCCATTCTAAAAACTTCTTCGCCACCGGCATCTTTAAAAATAATATCTTTATCAGCTGCCCCGTTGTGGATTTCAACATCTGCAGAATTGTTTACGAATTTAAGAAATTGAACGCCATTATCTTTAAGAGAAACTATACCAGTTTCAGCATCTAGATTTATATCACCATCGATGTCGAGGGTAAGATGACCCGCTGTAGCACCAGCATCTGCTGTAGCTATAGTTGTTGCTCCAGAACCGGCGGCAACAGTCAGGGTGCATAAATCATCCGCATCACCGTTTACCATAAATTTCGTAATACCAGATTGCGGGTTGATATGAACATCACCGCTAGTTTCGGTTTTAACATCTAGGTTAGCTGAAACGTTTTTTAGTATTCCAGTCCTAACAAAACCGTTAGTTGATATGTCTCCAGTATTTGCAATCGTAACGCCAGTTGATCCAAACCCACCAGCTAGATAATGAGCAGAGTTTGTGGGAGTATAAAAATCTCCGTTAGTTGTGTTATCAACTTCGATAATCTGGCGCTCAGCATAAAGACTACCGCTAACTACTAAATTGCCAGTAAAGAGAACAGAAGATCCATTAGCTCTTTCATTTCCGGTATGTTCTGTGTTAAAATCTGGATTAGGAAACTCGCCAGCAGGATCTCCAGCACCGTTGGCTAGCGAAGAACCGAATACGCACCAGACATCGTCACCGATAGCATCTGCTGAGAGATTAAAATCAGTTCGTGCACCGTCGTGGTTAGTTGCCCTTTCTTTCGGGTAGAAAGCCAGCCGCAATTGTGGGCTAGCAACAGCATCGATAGAACCCGATCCTATCACTAGCGATGTTCTTATATTTTTTGCTCTAAAATCTCTAGCCATTTTCTTTCCTTAAAAAACTGATACTGCCATGTAGTGAACGACAAAAGTTTCCAATTCGTTATCAAACCCACTATCGCTAAGTATTAACTCAAACCCGACTGTGTTGATATTATCTGCAATTGCTACCTTGTTTGAGTTCTCAATTATGATCGATACGTTCGGTACGTAATTAAACTTGGACTTGAAAGTTACTTGCAGCTTATCATCCACCTCTGCAGCATATCCAGCTGTGAAAGTCACCCGTCCTGTCTCAACTTGCGATTGGTTAAAATCCGCCATTAACCCAATCCCAATACCGTGACCGCCGCATCGCCGGCAAACCAGTCACTAGCCTCGATTGTAAATTCAACTTTCCCATCAGCGTTAAGAGTGATTGTTGAAATGAACAAGCTAACGTTCATCGTATCTCTGATCATAGTTTGTTCGGCCGCGGCCATGGCATTAAATTCAGCTGCCGGTGGGATTTTCGTTGATACCATGACTGTCGGTATCTTCGTGTACACCTCTTTTAAAGCTCCCGTCGCGGATATAGATCCACGTGTGACACCCTCAACACCGTGCTCACCAGCGTTTGCGTAAAACGGTATCGATAAGCTTTCCATTACCACCGACTCATTGCTTCGAAAAGAATTGCTAGCCGGCTGTCGATTTACTGGATAGATTTTTCGAAATCTGTTTCGATCGTATTTCTTGAATGTTGTTGACTTGTTGTCGTTGCTTGCCATGGTAAACTCCTATAAGTAATTATGTTTATAAGATGTTTGATGCCAAAGTAGCTAGCTCCGATCTCTGCCCGTGGGGGATGTGGATGTGCGCGGACAGTTTTGTCTTCTTAAATCGATCAACCATTATCGATAACCCATTAGATACTTTGTCAATGTATGGTGTATCAATTTGGTCTGTGTCACCCAGCAAGACTATCTTTGAGTCCTTGCCGACTCGAGTGATAAGAGTCTTTAACTCGTGGACTGTCGCGTTCTGGGCTTCGTCAACGATAACAAAAGAATTATTAAAAGATCGACCACGAATAAACGCTAACGGAGCAACCTCGATCTGCCCCTTTTCTTTCATGGCTTCAAAATAAGTTATATCGTTAAACATTGTCTGAAAATTATCTTTGATCGGAGCCAGCCACGGATCCATTTTTTCATTCAAGTCCCCGGGTAAGAACCCGATATCTTGTCCGACCGGCATTATCGATCTACTGATCACGATCCTGCTGTATTTTTTTGACATCGCCCCGTCCATCGCGGCCAATAAAGTCAAAAACGTCTTTCCGGATCCGGCGATACCAGTCATTGTGACTAGCGGTATATCTTGCATCAGAGCATCGATAGCGAAGCTTTGTTCTTTGTTCTTTGCGACTATGTTCCCTATCCGACCGGGTGGACCTACTAGATTGTGTAACAGACCATCTCTGTACCTAGCTAGAATTGTCGCATGTTTTCCTGGGTTGACAACTATATACTCGTTAGGGAAATACCCAGAATCACCTATCTCTAAAAATCCTTGTTGATAGAATAAATCAACTTCTTCTTGTTCCATAAGCAATTCTTGGAAACCACGATACTCGGCATCTTCACTCGTTATGTGATCTTTGTAATAATCTTCTGATCTTATCCCTAGCGCATCGCACTTGACTCGAAGGTTAATATCTTTGGTGACTAAGATGATTGGCTTTTTTGGGTGTTCCCTTCCCTCGGATAACGTTGCAGCAATTATCAGGTTATCACCGTGATTGTCCGTCAATCCAAACGGTGCAGCGTGTTCTCCGATAATGACCCTGATTGTCTGTTTTCTAGAATATTCTTCCGGTAATTCAATACCGTGATCTAATCTTCCTATTTCTCGAAAGCTATCTAGCAGCCGGTTGACATATCGAGCAGCTTCTCCCACCACTCCGGGTTTTTCCTTGAATCGATCAAGCTCATCTAACACTAGCAGTGGTATAACAACATCGTTGCCAGGAAATGAGTGTATTGATGTTTTATCATATAGCAGTACGTTAGTATCTAAAACGAAAGTTTTTCTTTTCACGAGTGTTCTCTCTGTAAATTTGCAAAATTAAAGTTATCATTTATGTAAGAAGGTGTGGAGTAATATTGTTTTAATGAAAAAAGAAAGCGAATTAACATGTTTTAATGCTCACAAGAAATTTGAAGTCCCGTGTCAAAAGACGACGTGTCGTTACTGGATTAATTATTCTTGTAATCAGAACTGTACTTTGATATCTGCTGAAGAGGGTCCAAAGACCCTTCAAGAGATTGGTGATATTTTCGGTGTTACTAGGATGAGAATCTGTCAAATAGAAAAATCGATTAAAAAGAAACTTTTGAGTTTTGAACAAACTCTTAATCCTTGAGTTGGTGAGTCGGCGCCAGAGTTTGTCTTTATTTATCTTTTTCTAGTGAAATCTTAACTAGCGAAGAAGCTTCGCCCTTGAGAGCTCTTAACCCTCGTCGTGCTCTAACTCCAGCAGAAGCATTACCATTCGCGTTTTTGATGATATCAACTTCTAAGCTTTCAATGAGTGTTTTTAATTCTTGCCATTTGTTAACCAAGCTGTTTTCCATTTTAATCAATCCTCCGGTATCAATATACTAGCTGAACTACCTTGTTCTAAAGCTGAAATTATGGATAACATCTTCTCTCTATCCACAAGTTCCATAGCTAAAAGTTTTATTAGCTGTTCAATTTCTAATTGTTTTATACCGTATCGTAAAATCTCAGCTTTAATTTCTCGGCATTTAGATAAGCTTTTGGCGGTTTCTTTTAAATCATCCACTGGTAACCTCCGAGCTTAATATGAATGGTTCTATGACAAATTTTCCACCCCCCTTATACGTTAAAAATTTTCCTTGTACTTTTCCCTCTATCTCGTCTTTAGCTAAGATTATTTTGTTTCCGACTTTTTCGTTGTTGATGATGAACGCAATATTCTCCCATTTGTAAAGATCACAACTGTAACTGTTAAGCATATCAGATACGCTCGATGGTAACATTAGAGAGAAGTCTTCTTTGGTCGGTAAACTGTTAAGCGACTCGCGACCAAAAGAAATATCAGATTTACAGATATCATAAACCCGGTGAACGATCCCGCAGTTGTTACATTGCGAAAATTTTTCCAAAACAGAATCTGATTCATCGATGACAGAAAACACGACAAACTTATGAAAGGGAGGATCTTCAAATCTTTTGTATTGTGGTAAAATGCATTGACACTCTATTAAGTGATTGACTGAATCCATAAGTTTAATTTATTGTTTTTATTTGGCGTGTAAATCTGCGATAGATGATGATGCCCATGATATCGGTTTCATCTTACACTCAAAGCCCATTGCTCTGATCCAGTTTTTAGCTTGATCACAGACGATACTGCTTTTGTTTTTTTTATTTTCGCTAATATCTGCATGCACTGATATTTTTCTGCTTTCGTTAAAGTATTCTTGAACTTCTATAGCCACCGTTATTGAATCTTGAACTTCTCTAAGAAGACGCATTCGAAGAGGTATATCTTTATTTCTTGATTCTTTCGTTCTTTTAAAAAAATACCGAGAACACAAACCCGGAGAGTAAATAGCGATAACAGTCGCAAACACCAGCTTGTCAGCCCTAAAGTGAGAATCAGTTCCGACATGTATTTGAACGGTTGGAAATCTTTTGATTATTTCAATCATCTCATGAAAGCTAAACTCTTTACCATAAGAATTTTTCCAACCCTCTTGAATCATGTCAGTTTTCTTTTCTAATGATGTACCCGATATTAAGTATCTTATCTATTAGCTTATTAGCTTCATTCATGGCTCTAAAAACTGCAAAAGCTGGATGATAATCTGAGTTTAAACCGGTCAGTTTATTAATATCTGATCCGGTAGTCTCTAAAACATTGCTATTTTTAACGATCCCGCACGTTGCAATTTGCTGCAATGTTGCTTTCAAAAAGTTAAGCTGATCTTCTATTAACCCTTTTTTTCCAACGTGATTTTCGGATATGTAAAATGAAGTGCTAGCTTCTCTATTAACACCAAACTTCTTATCTTTAATAAAAATGCCGGCATCATTGCTAAGTAAATTTAAGCGGTTTAAAGATTCTGGTTCTACGCTGCTTAAAAGAATACCGGTTTCGGATCCGTATTTTACGTTTCCCGAATTCTTACAAACATAATCACTTTGCTCTGACCAGAAAGAAAGCACGGGATGAAATATCAAAACATCAGTTTTCTGCATACTCTTATTGACAGAGCAAGTATACTGAACATCTTTGCTTGATCCCTGGCATATTATGAAAAATTTCTCTTTGTGAGAATTAGATATTGACAGAATCTTATTGAGCTCAGATACTTCTTGAATGTAACCATCGTAGACTATCAGCGAGTAATCAATCAGCGATTCTAAGCTTAGATCAAAATACTTACTAATCATCTTCGGGATTGACCCACCTATGTGATACCCAGAATTAAAAACACATGCCGTCTGAAAACCGTTTGATGGTTTGATATCAAAATTAGAAACAAACCCGTTTTTTTGAAAGATGCATTCAGCATCTTCTGCTTTTATCAAGCTTGAATACCTGAATGCGCTTTTTAAGATATCCGCTATAGCTTTAGCACTAGGCTCTTCAGTTATTAGTTCTAAGTCTTCGTGTTTTTGATCAAAGTTTTTGTCGATAAAGATCTGGCAAAAAAATGGAAAGTATGCCGCGGCAGTAGGGCTGTAAGCCTGTATTGATTCTAACTGAGAAAGAAATAAATCTCTTATCACAGAATCACTAAAATTAAAATCTATAAAAGCTCGGTATGTTTCAACAAACGAAATATTGCTAATATTGCTGTGATCCGCTAAGATTAGTTTATTTTCTCGTTGCTGATCACAAAAAATTTCAAGCTCTTTAAAAAAAGAATCAGTTCTTTGTTGGATGTTATTCACGTGAAGCTTAGTGAAAGTTATCTTTGTCTTTACCCGATATTCCGGATGCTAAATTAGAGATAATAGTCGATATGTTTTCTGTGGCGTTTTCTACTTCTTTTACTTTTTGTTGTCTTTCTCCAAGCTCAACGCAATAATTTATAAAAGCACCAAAAACCCCGAGGCTAAATGCTGTGATTGCTAATGTGGAATGAGTAAAAGAAAAAATAGCTGCAGATAAAATTAAAATTGAACTGGTATTAAGGTTCATTATGAGTCCCTCCAAAGGTTATTGCTAGCATACACGAGAATCTCCTCAGCGGAGTCCTCTGTATAACAATAATCATCTATCATGGTTTTTATCATATTATTGTATTTTTTCTTCTGTTTTTCATCCCTAGTTTTAGATTTTGTAACAATTCTTGCCATGTCTTTAACGCTGTTAATGAGGTAACTTTCAATAGCCTCTTTCAGCGGTTCGTAACTTCTGTAATCTACAGTCCCACCGCGCCGGACTTTTGCGAACATGTAAGCTGTAACGTCTGCTCGAAACCCTTCTTTAGCTGAACCGACTATCCCGATAGCTTCTTCAATAGTGGTCATAAATTTTTCATCCGGCACCATTTCTTCGTTGGTTATCCGGTCTTTAATTTTTGATCTCATGGCAAACGCTTCAGCATTATCAAGGTAAGTTTCGAAAAGAGACTGTGCTTGTTCTTCGTAAGCAGCTACGAAAGCTTTAGCAATTTCATTTTCCAGTATCCTGAGGTACTCTTTTCTGACAACGTCTTGTAATAGGGTTAAGCACTCTTGTTTGAAAGCATCATCGACTATTTGCTCTTTACAGTTCTTTGCTATGGTATCCATTATCGATATAGGCGTGATGAACCCTTTATCGCTATCTGAAAGGGCACAATCAATTGACTTCATAATAAACCTAGTAGAAATTCCGCTCATCCCCTCGTGATTAGACTCTTCCCTTAAATCCTTTATGTCAATCTTTTTAACTCGACCCTTTTCAATAACATCTTCACCGTTATAAATCTTCATCTTTGTCAAAGTGTCACACTTACCCGATGACTTTAACCTAGAAAGAACAGAAAACATCGAAGCTACTCTTAAAGTGTGAGGAGCAATGTGACTGTCAAAATTAGATCTCGATAAAAGTTTTTCGTATATTTTAATTTCTTGGTCTAACTCTAAAACGTAGGGTACGTTAATCTTTACAACTCTATCTAAGATAGCTTCGTTAGTATGTTCGCTCTGAAATCGATTCCACTCAGCCTCGTTGCAGTGCGCAATGATAACCCCATCAAAGTGGATCATATCATGTCTACCAGGAGCAGGTACTCTTTTTTCCTGAGTTGCAGTAATAATCGTGTGAAGAAACTCAATTTCATTCTTAAAGAGTTCTATGAATTCTACTATTCCCCTATTCCCAATATTAAATGCACCGTTGAGAGAAAGAACCCTTGGATCATCTTCTGAGTACAAGTCTAGTTTTGAAATATCTTCCGAACCTATCAAGACTGAAACATCTTGGCTGTTTGCATCCATGGGTGGAACTGACGCAATTCCTCTTCTTCCCCTTTGGGAAAACGTTGTTTCAACTATTTTAAAGTCTTCATATTTTCCGTTTAAGTCATTAAGCAAAGAATACCTAACCGGCGGAGAAACATCCCCATCAATTTTAACGTTAAGCTCTTCTTCAAATGTTGTTCTTAAACTTCTTGGGACTAAGTGCAACGGATTACCGCGCTGGGGATCTCCATCAATATGAAAGTAACTAACTCCCTCAAGAGAGCTTTTAATGTGCTCGGTAATAGCAGATTTGCCGGCGCCAACAGGTCCCATCAGCAGTAAAACTTGCCTAGATTCTTCGCCCTTTAACGCAGCAGACTTTAAAAATCTCATTATTTTAGAAATAACTCTCTCAGTTCCAAAGAATTCATCCTTAAAATAATCGTATATTTTTATATTTTCTCCGTCAAATATCTTGTTTTTTCTAGGGTTGCTATCTAGCATAGCATTAACACCGTGGCTGACTAATGTATCGTATAATCTTTTATGCGCAGGATCAGCTAATTCTGGTTGCTCTTTAACTTTTCCTAGGAAATCAAGAAAATTGCCTTCAAATTTTTCTTTTTTTGAATTCTTTCTCTGTTCCTGTATTAGCTTTAAAAAATTTTTTTTGCTCACATCATCTCCGTGTATTAAATTTCGAAAGGCTCATCTTCTATAACGGTGTCTAGTCGTACCACCCCACCCCACAGAGTACTAATATAATCAACAACCTTCTCTGCGTAACTTAATTCTAAATCTCTTCCGTCGTGTTCGTGCTTCACTTTTAAAACGTTATTGCTTTTCATTTCGCTAATAGCTATTTTTGGAATAGAGTTTGAACCAATCTGTTGAATTAAAGAATTTTTAATCGCTTTCCATCCATCATCATCTGACACTTCATTGATGATATAGTCTTTTTTATAAAGAGAGTAAGAAAATAAATTTAATTCATAACAATCTTCCTGAGTTAAATATTGCCTAATAAAAGATTCATCATGGCAAACTTCTCTAGCTATGAAACATTCTTCCAAACCATAACGCTCTTCTATTTTGTTAAATAGGTAAAATCCTAAGTGATAGGGATTGATTCTTCCCAAGTGCGGACGAACAACTTGATTGTGACTTTTGATAAATGGGATGTGATATTTCTGTGGTAGATCTAACTCATGCATCAATCGATAGTGCCAAAAACAAGCCCATCCTTCATTCATGATTTTTGTTCTAATCTGAGGCATGAAATACATCGATTCCAACCGAACAATTTCAACGATATCTCTCTCCCAATCTTCTATGTTGATAGACATTTCTGATATAAAAGCTAGCAAATCAGGTTCTAAAACTATCGGGTAAAAATCTGGATCTCTATCGAGGTATTCTTCATCACCGGATTTTATTTTGCTGATTAACTCTTTTCTTCTTTCTCTGTGAGGAATATAAGTTTTACAGCTTGGTGGAACGTGCATTGATAGAGCATGAGCAGCGTCTAAAATTCTTTCAACTTTTCCAATACCAATGCTTGGATCTTCTATGTAGCTATCAATTCTTTTTTTGGCATTTTTAAATCTTTGTATGATTGTCTCTGGCCCAGTATCAGAAAAAGTTAAATTGTTTTTGAAAAAATCTGAGTGGCCGACACAGTGACACATGATTAAAAGCTGCAAATGAAAAGGATTTTCTCGCATAAGATATGCAATTGATGGATCGCTATTTATGATCAATTCATAGGGCAAACCCTCAGCACCTAAATTATACATCTGATGAGTTCTCTCGAAAGACTTGCCGTAACTCCAGTGCCGGTAGTGAAGAGGCATGCCGTGATATGCCATATTACCGATCATCGCGTAGTAATCACATATCTCATATGAGATTGGAAACCAATCTAGATTGTGAGACTTTGCCAACTCAATAATTTTTTCATCCCACTCTTCTAGGTTTTTTATTGCCCAATCACTCACGAAATACTCCAAAAAATCTCTGAAAAGCTAGCCAAATATCATCTTTTTTTCTGATTTCAGCTATTTTAAAAGATGAAGAAACTAAAGTGCTAAACAGCTCTGATAGCGTAGATAGCTGTAACCACCGTTGTCCCTTCCTTTCGCTTCTAGGTTCTATTTCGCAATAACCGTAAAATTGGCTTAAGTGAATTAACTGACTAGCAGATTCTAATACTCGCTCATTATCTTCTGGCCAGTTATCCCCATCAGAACATTGGAAGGTATATATGTTCCAAACGTTCGGGTGGTATCTTGTTTCTATGATTGACATGCATTTTTCTAAACCTGAGGAAACTATTGTCCCACCATGAGAGCTTTTACCGAAGAAATCATCCTCGTTTACTTCTTGCGCGCCCACATCATGCGAGATAAAAACGTGTTCTACATTTTCATATTTAGATCTGATAAACTGATACAGTAGAAAGAAAAAACTTCTAGCTAGAAATTTCTTATCTTTTGTCATTGATCCAGATACATCCATAATAAAAAATATCGCAGCGCTTGATGTGGGTTTCTTTTTTTCTTTGATGTATCGATATCTCAGATCATCGTCGTGAAAACCAAAACGTTCATCATCATCTGGGTTATACGTTTTGTTTTTGATAGCTTTCTTTTTACGTTTTATTTTTTTCTTTATTGTCTCTTTTTTATCAAGCCTGGGTCTAATTCCCTGGTTACGATACCCGTGTCGTTTAAAAGATTTTATTGATATCTCTTTAAATTTTTTCTTCTCTAAGTTGGGCAGGTTTAAATCTTCAAATAAATATTTTGCTAACTCATCAAGCGTTATCTCAACTTCGTAATACTCTTCGCCTCTTTGGTTACCCGCGCCTCCGGGTGATCCCGGCATCTTTCGATCTTTCTCACCTACTTTTTGACCACGAGCAATATCTTTTCCCGACGCCGATCCGACATTCTTTCTTTTTTCGTTTTCGCCGTAGACAAACCGCCACTCTTTGATCCCCTTTACTGGAATTTTTACTCGTTTTTTCCCGTCTTGACCAATTATAGATTCATCAGCAACGATGTCATGTATACCTTCGCGGATTGCTTTTTCAATCTTTTCTTTATGTCTGAGCCTGTCAGAAGCAGATCGATCAGATATATTTTTATTTTCTTTAAAAGTAGCCATAATATATTATTTTTTAAATTCTATCCTCAGATCAAGAACGTATAATTCTCGAATTTTTTAATCGCTCCCTCTAGAAATTTAGAGGTATTTTTTTTAAATATGCTGGTAGTTACCCATTCATATCCAGCATGTTCTAAAATACCAGAGTGCGGATTTTTTTTAATTTTTGGCTTTTGGTCAGTTTTTGCCACAAAGACAATTAACCGACCCGATGATATTATTGGGATTGATTTGATAAGATCGTGATTCTTAATCTTGATGCTACATTCTTCTTCACATTCTCTTTTAGCACAGTCTAAAAAACTAGCATCAGTTTTATCTAAAGCACCCTTCGGTAAATCGTAGCTTCCGTCGTGATTAATAAGGGCAAGAATTTTAATATTTTTTTTATTTCGATTCTTAACAATGATAAGCCCGGCCCCAGGTCCTGGACCCATTTTGATCTTACTCATTTTCTCTCCCCACACTAAGAGAAGATTTTCAGATAGAAACCAGCTTATTTGATCGCGTTGTGAAAATCTTCTGGAAAAAAACGATAGTTCATGTTAAAGAATTTTTGCCAATCGTCATCTAGAATATAAGTAGTCGCGTAATCATCTTTCGATCTAACCGATCTTCCGACTGATTGAATTATCGTTTTAGATGTTTGCAACGGGTACCACCATTTCCACTTGTTCATTTTTTTTCTAATAAGCTTATCACCCAAGTATGGGTAAGGTACTTTGCAAATGATTTGAAAACGGCTCAAATCATCCTTTAGATCAACGCCCTCAGTCATTGATGGCGATAAGAGAATAGTCGGTTTAGTAGAATTTTTGTGCCTCTCTAGTGCCTCGTCTCTATCTTCAGAGGTGTGGTATATTAATCTGCTTTTTCCTTTTCTGATATTCTTTCTTAGAAAATGAGCTATCTTATAAGAGTGACAGTGAATTATTCCCTTTTGGTTTTTGTGTTCTTCGATAATTGACTCTACTGCCTTTGCTAATTTGGGTAAAGAATTATCGATATGTTGAGCTGACATTCTTCCAATGCCCACGGGAATAATTGGTTTGTTCTCTATTGGGAACGGACTAGGTAAACTAAGGTAGTTACAATTCTCTGCATCAATTCCTAACAGCTGACAAAAAGCTTTTTTGTCTAAAATAGTAGCGCTCATGAAAAGAACGTGATCGGCTCTATCGAATAAATATTCGTGAGCGTATTTTGAAACGTCAATTGGCTTAAATTCTAATTTTCTCATTGACCGACCGCGTGCTTCAATTAAGCTAAATACCCAATTTTCTTTTTCGTACCTACCGATAAACCTTTTGACTTTACAGACGTGCTTATCTAGCAAATCAAAATTCTTTGAAACGCTTTGCAGATCTTTTAATTTTTCCTTAAGACCGACGTGCTGTTCTAAAAATTTTTGCATGTGTTTTAATCTAGAGCTGATGTGTGGGTAATACGTTTTTTTAATCCAGGTAAATGCTTGTAACTGAGTAAAGCTCTCCGGGAAATTTATTTTCTGAGATCTACAAAACCTTTCTGATATTGTTACTTCTATAAATTTGGAAAGCTCATCAGCGGTGTTGTGAGCTTCATCAATCACTAAAAGATTTCGTGGCTTAAGCTGGCCGGCATAAACCGTCTCGGCCAAAAAATACGAAAAGTTTGTTACTCCCTTTCTGTTGTTGATAAAGTTTTCTTTTTCTTTCTTATAGATGCAGTTAATAGTGCAACACTTGAAAAACTGAGAATTTTTATCAGCGGTCTTTAGTAACCTTAAGCTTTCTCCACACGAATTTCCCTTGTAGTATTTGCACTGATAGTTTGAAGATGATTTGAGGGAAAATAAGTTTTGACTGCTGTAATCTTTTACGTACTGATCTTGCAGTATTTTTTGTGTGGTTAAAAAATAAGCTCCGGCTTCTTTTTCTGAGAAATTATTTGCTAGTAAATTAGCAGCATAGAGTCCCAGCGCGCTCTTCCCCACGCCAGTCCCGGCTTCAATAACGCAAAATTTCTTCTTTTCTTCCTTAAACGTCTTGTTCAAAAAATCAATAGCTATTTCTTGTTGTGGCCTTATTTCTTCGTGAGGAAACATCGGGTTCATTGTATTCTCCTTAAAGAGAATTCTAACAAAAAATAGCAATCAGTTCAGGTGATCTTAACTAGAGATATTCTAAAAATTTATTCTGTATTTTATGGTATCCTCAAAAAACCATATAGTTATATTATAGAGAGCACTTTATGAAAAAAAATCAAAATAAAGTAAGTTTGATTTTGCTGTTAGTTTCATCCTTACTAGTTAGCTGCGCCGTACAAATAAGCGAAATAAGACCGAACAGAAAAGCGTTTGCTTACATTAGAACAACAGTTCAAGTTAAAGTTCCAGATTGTAAAGTTGACGAAAAGACAAAAGAAAAGTCTTGTGAAATGAAAGATTTGGGTAAAAAAACAGCCCTGGGTTCCGGAACTTTTTTTAAGTACAAAAATGTCAAAGCTTTCTTAAGCGCTGGGCATGTCTGTTTGGGTCCGGCATTTGAAATTTGGAAAGACTTACCAAACAAATCAAAAGTGATAACAAGCATAACGTTAAACTCTTACACTGGCAAAGTGATAAAAGGAAAAATTCGTTACGTCAATATTAAATATGATATCTGTATTATTGATATTACGCATCCAAAATTATCAAATCAAGATTTACCAACTTTTTCGAAGATAAAGCCTAAAAAAAATCAAAAGTTTTACTCTGTTTCTGCTCCAGCTGGGATCTTTGCCACAGGAATGGTTCCCGTTTATGAGGGTAGATACCAGGGAGATAGCCAAAGATGGTCATTTTATACAATCCCAACAGCGCCTGGTGCATCAGGAGCACCGATTTACAATTCAAATAATCATATTGTCGGAATAATTCAGAGAACTAATATGATGTTTAAAGAAATTACACTATCAATAAAATTTCAAGATCTTGGAAACGCACTAGATCGGTATGAAGAAATTGTTAAAGATGATATAGAACACATTATTGAGTGATTTTTTTAGATAACTTTAAAGCAGTATTACGAGCCCACAACCGAGCTTCTTCTTCATCTTTAAATCGCTTTGTTAATTCAGTATCTTTAGATTTTAAAATTACCTGATATCGATCTCCCATGTAGATTGGAAATATATCAATTTCAACATCATCGTAGATTTGATCAAATTGGTAAGGTCCAGCATTAGCGGTATGCAGGTTTCTTCCAATTTCTTCTTTTATTTTTTTAACTCTTTTTTGATTTCCAGCATTATCTTGTTGAGCCTTTTTATTTCTTCTAGCTGTGCGTGACGTGACGCTACGTGCTTGGCTCTTTCGAGATTTAGTAATGCCTTCCTCAAGAAGAAAGAGTATTCTAGATCTTTCATCATTATCCCCCTTTGTCTCGCGCCTGAGTTGAAGGTGAATGTATTCTCTCAGACGCCTGATTTCTCTGTCTTTATCCATTGATATGTATTGAACCCTCCGTCTGAGTAGAGTCGTACGATTATAAATATACGATTGTGCTTGTTACAATAAAGTTTGATTTTATATTTTGTTTTAAGAGTTACGCGTTTTTAGGTTGCATCTTGCTAACACTAGCAATCTTACCGTTCACAATCCTGTGAGACTGTAAACTGACTTCGCCTGTTGCTCGAACAACTTTACGGATTGCTCGAATGTTTTTTGCGTTATCTTCAAAAACTTTAACTAAATCTATGTCATCTTCTTTTATACGAGATAACACATACCTAGCTTTCATCATGGGATTGCTGCTGCCAGTTGTGTATACTTCAACCCCACCAACCCCATGATCATCTAAAAATTGTTTTACTGGGGTGGGATTACTACGAGCGGTAAGGATAACTACAGATCCCAAACCATCTCTAGCGATAGCGTTTTCAAGCTCTGTGAATACGTCATCTATTAATTTCGCATTCTCAGGATATCTGTCAAATTCACCAAAATCCATCTCGTCGCCTGGTTGCTCAACATATGTCGCATATTCATCAGATGTTAATACAGATTGAGTACCGTCAGCGTGATCGATGACAATACTCGAGTCTGAATGTACTAAAGTATCATCAAAATCAAATATGTGTAAAACGTTAATTTTTACTTCTAACCCTCTTCTTAAAAACTGATATCAATCGATCACGAAGATAATCTAAAATACTTTTTTCGTAAATTTCTATATCATCATGATTTTCATCTGGATAAATAGTTTCATTATCTATCATCGGTAAAATATCAGTCTCTATCTCACCCTCTTGTATCTCTTCTTCGATTCTAATTATTAATTCTTTATCCAACGTCGGATCATCATCGTCATCCATGCTAATTTACTCATTCTTCTTATCAACGTTTGCTAGCAAATAAACTAAAATTTTATTTATGTCATCTCTTGTTTCTATTGTTCTGTCACTCTTGATTATCACTAGCGTTGGTATTCCGTTTACCCCAACTTGCTTTGAGAACAAGAATGCCCAAGTCCTATCAACATCTACAAAAATTACTTGGTTTTCAATCTCGGCATCTCGTAAAAGCTTACGCAAATGTTTGCACGATGGACACCAGTCTGTAGAAAAAATAACGTGTATAGCTTTTTTACGTCGACCCTCGAATTGATCATCTAATACTTTTTTTACCTGTTGTGCTGTAGCATATCTAGGTTGCTCTCGTTCTTGCAACGATTTTTGTTGGGGGTTACCACAACTAAAACCGAATAAGAGTAAGAGTGTTAAGAAGTAACGCATCAATCATCTTTTGCTTTAGTCAATTTACTCTTAGCGTTTTCTAAGCACCCGACAACCCAAGAACAACCCCCAGTGACTTTAGACCAACCCCAGCCAACAGAACCTTTACACCAGCCCCAGACAGTTCCCAGAGTGTCACCGACAAATTCTACCGAATGATCCCATGCTAGATCAAGAATATCTACTACTAACTTTAATGGAGCACTGATAGCTCTGATAAATGGGTGGCGATCTCGTCGCATCATCAACCACGCTAGTGTAATACCAATCAAGAGCCCTGTCGTTCTTGGCCAGTCGTGATCAAGCTGGACTAACAAGTCTCCCGCCCATGTCATGATAGATGCACAAAGTGCAATAAGCTCTACTCCAAGATCTACGACAAATTTGTAACATGTATTTAATACTTCAATCATTTCTTAAAACCTCTCTAATAATTTTTTTTATCCTGCGAATCGATTCAGTCCTGCGACCCATCCCTTGCCTTCTTGGACTTCTTTCTATAGAAGTTAGATCTTCTTGGTGACCAAGAGCAGCATCTTCCTCACCTTGGAATTTAGCCGCCAAATCTTGAGCCTCTGGAGAGTTTGTCATGTCGTTGTAATGGTCTTCAAGTTCTTCAACACTGAGACGTTCAAGCCTATCAAAACTGCCATAAGTATCTCTACGACCAGTCAACTCCTTTGAATAGTCGCGAATCATGCCTATGAGATCTTCACTACGAAGCTCATCCATCGCAATGTCACCGCTAGATCTCTCAAAAAGCTTGCGGCAGTTTTTCGTTAGTAATCTGGTTCTCTCTTCTCGAATAATTCTTCTTAGCTGTCTCTTTGTGATTTTCATTTTAATAACTCAACTTCCTTCCGAGTCTTTTTTCCATCCCACGGTGGTGTGTCATAAACCGTTTATTCTCATCATCTTGCTCAGCTTTGAATTTTTCATTCTGTACATTCCACCCGTTATGATCACGGCTAATCATCGTTGGGCCATAGCGATTCAAGAAGTCTGCTTTCCAATTTTCAAATTCTTCTAGCGTACGAACGACCTTATAAGCACCGACTCCGGGTAAAGCCATGTCCCCTCGTTGTTCGGAAGGAGTGAACTGTAATTCCTCTAACGGGATGGGTTGTTTTATTCTCATCTCTCTTAAAAGCTCTTTCCTAACGATCTTTCTAAGCTGCGTTTCTGTAAGTTTCATTGATTTATTATCTTTACATATTCTATAGCTTCATTCCAAGCATCCTCGGCATCTCCCATACCTAAGCCTTTGCTCAGCGCTTCGCCCAAAACGTTTCTCAAGTCCTCTACCAGATCATTGAAGTCAGCAGTCGACCGTTCGCCAGGTCGGGGTTCTCCGTATGGATGCTTTGCATAGTAGTCAGCTGCATCCTGTTCGATAGTTTGTTCTCGGAGTATGCGTCGCTTCTCTTCTTTTATGATTCTTCTTAACTGCTTCTTTGTGATCTTCATTTTATATCCTGTTAGTCTTGGGCCAGTCAACTTGACCGGGAATAATCTGCTCTCCGCTCTGAAGCAAAATTATATCTCTTGTCACGGCAACAACTACACCAGATCGTCCATCACGGAGGTGTATTACTTTACGACCGAATTCTCTTGGATCGATTCCGTGCCTGGGTCGGGTCTCATTTAAGCGAGATACCTCTTCGCGAATAATTCTTCTAAGCTGTCTCTTTGTAATCTTTATATTTTCTACTACCCCACGAGACTGTTGCAGCGCAGCTGCAGCCAATCCCGCGCTCATACCTTTTGGACCCGAGGAATACATACTCTCTCCCCAGACAAAATTCTTCGTTGGTCGGCCATACTGTTTTATCGTATCAGCTCTTCTTTTAATCATATGCTTAATTGCTGCAACTAGACCTTTCCCATTTGTTCCGGCTGGAAGAACCTGCTTACCGATCGTGTGGTATTTACCCCGACCCTCACCAGGACCCTGATAATCCATACCACCAACAGCACCGGCATCTTGTACAAGGATAGTCACCTCATCGGTACTAGGATCATGCGTCACGGTAAGTCTCTGATTATAACGAGGATCACCATCAATATCTGCGCTGATCATCCCTATAATATTTCCTCCCGCATCGGGAGGGCCAAAAGCTTCTTTGACTAATTTCGATTCCCTTACAAGTTCACCAAAATCTCCAGCAGCTTGCCGATCTCCACCGGAATAAATGTTGATATACCAATCCTCCAAAGCTCGGCGATCTCCTTGAATCAAGACAACCGGCCATCCCCCGCCACCACCAGTTTGACTGATTACTTTCCCCGATAAACCAGGTGGTAATGATTGGAGCTCACGAAGATCTCCGGCCCAGTCAACCTCAATGCTAGCTTCCCTATCTACTGCATCACTCATGTCGGGATTATAGAGTCTTTCAAATGGAGGATCATAACCGCGTTCCGATTCAAGTAATCGCCGCGTTTTTTCTCGAACGATTCTTCTCAGTTGTCTCTCTGTGATCTTCATCTTAGATTCGCCCCCCTAAACCAATTATAGCATCTCTTACTAGCTCTATACATTCATTCACCTCAGACCTTATTTCGGCAACTGCCCATGTATCCATATTCTGAGAAACTGCAGCAAGATTTCCATAAGCAATTTGTAGCAAATCTACAGGGTCTTCACTTTCTTTTAAAAGTCTAGCTCGCTCTTCTTTGATAATTCTTCTTAGTTGTCTCTTTGTGATTTTCATAGTTTACTTCGCAAATTGTCCATCGTGGAGCTCCATCTCGACGCGCTCCATCGCTGTCTCAGCCGCCGCTTTGATGGCCACCGAGAGCGCATCATGAGCATCATCGACCTGCTGTGTCCACTGTTCTTTGGTGGAACGACCGGCGAACGCCTCTGGATCCTCCTCAAACATCCCATCCATCATCTCGGCCCAAGCACCGACGATGTTGTCGATCTTCTCGAGCTGTTCCTGCATGAACTGTGTATCGGCTAGCGATTCGCGGAGGATCTTGGTCTTCTCTTCCTTGATAATTCTTTTTAGTTGTCTCTTTGTAATCTTCATTTTAATCCCACTTTCTCTCTGGATATCTCCATTTATTTGCCTCTGGGCTCATCTTTGCACGCATTTTAGCGTGACCAGCAGTCATTCGCACAAATTCTTCTATTTCCGTAGCTATCGGTCCAGCAGCTGGAGGTTTAGCATCTAACCATGATCGATCTTGAGCACCTAGATATCTAGCTAAATCGTCAAAAATCGCACCCCGCGCAGGGTCGATGTCATTTTCTTTCGCCCAAAGTATCCAGTTAGCTTCTATGAATTCAGAGGGTTCTCCTACTTCTTTCTCATAACTAGTCATTTCTAATTGCAACTCTTCGCGAATGATTCTTCTTAACTGTCTCTTCGTGATCTTCATTCTTCTTCCTCTAAAGACTTCTTGCTCCACTTTGATCTCGGCATCAGTTTCTCTATCCTAAAGCTAAGAACTTTCATTCCGTTTACGGTCGGTTGTCCCAAGTCATCAGTTCCGATCTTCTTAACAACAGTCCGCTTATTCTTAAAGCGTCCAGTCAAGATTACATCGCCAACTTCGAGGTCTAACGCTAAAGCTTCTACGATAATTTTTCTCAACTGGCGTTTCGTCATCTTCATTCTTGTTTAACCTCTTTTTTTTTAGCCTTTTCAAATCTTTAACTAACAAGTGGTAATTCTCTAAAAGATGCCTGCCTTTCCTAGCAATTGCATCATCGATGATCTTATCGATCTCTCCCGGACCAAAACGAAGACCAAGTTTAAGCAAAACTACATCTTCGTCTTTCACTTTATGCGTAGTCCCCGTTGATAAGCTTGTCAGTAAACTCTTTCATAGTCGCAAGTGCTACTTTCCGAATTCGAAGAGTTAGCTCAGCCTCCATATCCATGGCTGCGCCTTCTACTTGATCGCCCCAATGTCCCTTTGCTTCCGAGTTAGAAACATCATCCGGATTCATGGAGGGATCGCCTGTATCCCAAGCATCTTCTTCCATTTTTGTCCACTTATCAACTAACTCACCGACGTTAGACCAGTCAACGCGTGGCCAATGATGTTCATCATTTGTCGGTGCCGGTGCGTCTGCTTCATCATATTCTCTTAAAAGCTTCCGCTTCTCTTCTTTGATTATTCTTTGAAGTTGCTTTTTTGTAATCTTCATTATGTTTACCTTCTCTCTTTTCTAGCTTGCCAGGACGATCTCCTGGGTAGCGGTAATTCTTCTACCTCTTGAGATAAACCTGCTGGCGCCGGCGTATCAAGTGATAACTCATCGATTAGATCTTGAAAGTCTTCGATGTTTAATTGGTGACCCAAATCATCCATGAAATCATCCATCAGCAACATTCTCATCGAGCTACCAGACATGTTCGGATCCGATCGATACGTTTCAGCATTGTCCCTGAGATACTGCTCAGCGTCTGTGGTAGAGATCGTCATTTCTCTAAGTAATGCTTCTCTGATAGTTTTTCTAAGCTGTCTTCTGGTGATTCTCATTATAATCTTCCTTTAACTAAAACTGCTCAGATGCTAGTTTTCTCTGAGCATCATCCCAACCGGCTTTATAGGCTGGTGATTCACCCTTTACGTCATCTTTTGGAACATCTTCCCCGTGCGCTTTCTTGCCAAGTTTATATTCAGATTTTTCCTCGTCTGATAGTTTGCTCCACTTGACAAAACCATCGCCCCTTCTTGCAAAATCGTCTTTCTTTTCCTTGCTACCACCAAAACCAAACAACTCTTGGATTAAAGCCTCACGAATAACTCTTCTTAATTTTTCTTCTCTAATTTTCACTAGAATCCCCTTTGTTGATCCATATATTTGTTAATATCTTGAAGAACCTCACGTAGCATTTCAACCAAAGCTGAAGCTGTCGTTCCTCGTTCGTCTCCTGCCCTAGCCTCAGCCAATCGAAGAGCGGCATGAAGATCACCTATGATCTTATTTTCTAAGCTTAGCGGATTACCCTCATTCAAGAGTTTCTGCTTTTCTTCTTTGATAATTCTTCTCAGTTGTCTCTTTGTAATCTTCATGGTGACACCGCGCCCAGCAAGTGAATCGCATTCTTTACTAATTCCAGATTCATAAGAATTTCATCAGAGGTCTCCGACCCGCGGGGGTAAGATCTTATACCACTCGCGAGATCTTCTAAATTAATATACGCTGTCTGTAGCTCTTGAACGGCATCAGCGGTCGCAGCATCCATTTTAACTGCGAATTTACCGGCCGCAGCGGGGGTAGGAGGAGAAAGCGGCTCGCCATAACTTTCTGTCATCCTTAAGATTTTAGCCTTCTCTTCTCTGATGATTCTTCTTAGTTGTCTCTTTGTGATTTTCATCTTAGTCTTCTCTTTCTAGCCTCTAAGCTAATTCCAAATACTTCGTTTCCGGGCATGCCATCGGTTTCCCACTCAAGCGGTTCTTCTTCTACTCCACCACTGACCTTGTCTTGTAAGTGATCAATGATTGCTTGTGCGGATGATTTCTCGCAATGAGTCCCTGCTTTGATCATGACAAAAGATAATGCTAGATCAACAAGCCCAGAATTATTGTCTAATAGATCCCTAACAGCATCGTAATCCCCTGGGACTGGAACGTCTGCTGATGGTTCTTCAATTGCGGGTGTAAAATCTAAAGAAGCTTCCGGAACATCCATAGCGAGGCCACAAGCTTCTCTAATGACCTTTCTTAACCGTCTCTTTGTAATTCTTTTCATAGATTCGTTTTTCCTTTTTTTGCGGTCACCAACCGTCTTATCGATAATTGCTTTTTGTAACTTATCATGAAGCTTATCTTGGTCTCCGACTAAAGCAGAGTCATCGTCATACTTCTCAGTTGATTTAACTGTCTCTTCCCTAACTATTCTTCTTAGCTGGCGTTTAGTAATCTTCACTTTAGATTCTCCCATATTAATAGAACGTTCAGATTGCTGTATTTTAAGATCGCGCATTACGTCTTCGTGATCTAAACCAATTTCACTGGCTAATTTTTTGTGAATCTTGTGTTCGTTTTCAAGCCCCATTTCTAAAAAATATGTAGCCATCACAGAGGAGGAAGCGGGAGAGGCATGTCCACTCTTTTCAACCCAGTCTAAATATAACTGCGGTTCTCGAGCCATGTGATGCTTAAATTTAGCCCAACGATTTCTACGATTCGCCCAATCATCAGAACTAGCTTCTTTAATGATTCTTCTTAGTTGTCTCTTGGTGACCTTAGTTCTAGACTCTCCTAATCTGCCCAATCTACCGTCCGGCATTCCTCGCGGTGGACTGGCTCCCTTAGTTCTTGGTCCCTGCATTGGTGGCATAGATGCGTATTTAAAGTCACCGTCTGCTGCTATTTCTTCTCGTTGTATACTAACTTCCCTTTGGATATCCTCTGACGAAATGCCGTAGTGATCACCCAACATTCGCATATCAGGCGCCGACCAATTACCCAGGGAAATGAAGTAGCTAGCAATAACTGAGCTAGCGCCTGGAGGTGAACCTCTTTCGCGTGCCCACTCTTCATATTCGAATATAGCATCATCTACACCTGCTCGTGGATGCATTTCTCTGATCATTCTTTTTAGCTGTCTCTTTGTGACCTTCATTATATGCTCCTGGGTTTTGGCGTACCGCCCATCATGTTTAGTTTTTTCAAATAGCTGTTAAGCGCTTGATCAAGCGCGTCATCTAACCAAGTTGTGGTCTTAAGAAGATTATGAATTTCCCGAGCTGTTTGTGCATCGGCACCTAGATCTTCAAGAGCATCAAACAAGCTGCCTCCAGCTGTATTGGCTGCATACATCGCGTCATCCGGATTGGGCGCTTGCTCTTTTAAGAGGCGTGCTTTCTCTTCCTTGATGATTCTTCTTAACTGTCGTTTTGTAATTTTCATTTAAATTCTCAATATTCGTCAATCATATGTCTGTAGCCTATTGAATCCAAAAATTCTCTGACTAGCTCAACAATACCTTCAGCGGCCATGTCTTCGGCTTCTCCCGTCATAACACCTTCTTCTGCAATGATATCATTGACCATGCCACCGTGCAGTCTGCTCAAACCGGTCTTGATTCTATCAACCTGATCTGTAGGAGCAAAAGCGCCCAACGCTCTAGCGCCTGGTGTCATCCCTTGCTCGATTAATCTCTTACGCTCTTCTCGAATGATTCTTCTAAGTTGTCGTTTGGTGATCTTCATTATCTTGGTTCTCCTTTATTCCATGCCATGAGTGGGAGAAGGCGGCACCCAGGTGGATGATGCTTTCGTTGGCATATCTGATTGCTTGCTTCGTAACTTCTCAAACATTTTTAGCACCGGGAGCAAAGAATCGTGAACGCTTTCATAAACTTCTTGCTCGACCCTAGAAGCTTCCCTACCTTCACCGGACTGGTCATCACGTAGGTGGTGGCGACTTGCTGCGCCGGCGTAGGCGTCAATTTCTTCAACTACGAATTTAAGCTCTTCTAAAGCTGCATTAAAAGCGTCGGCATCTTGTTCATTTAACAGTCTCTGCTTCTCTTCTTTAATGATTCTTCTTAGTTGCCGTTTTGTGATTCTCATTGTTTACCTTTCTTCCCATGTATCTAGATCGAGTTCGGTAAAACTGTGATTTGCGTACGGATCATTCGACCTGTCTCTTGATCCAGCTTTTTTTCCTGCCATGTAGTCAGGATCTTTCAAGCTACTCATAGATACAGGCATTACCCCATCCAGACCATCCTGATAACCTTTGGAATTCATACGAGCCCTGGCGCCCTTGCTTCGAGGTGGATCAACAGCTTCATCCGGATGGCCCTTATATGATCCGTCTGGTTGCTTATAAGCGGCATCAAAATCTTTTACGAAAGCAGCATGTCCTGTTTGCTCAACTGCTTCTCTGATGATTCTTCTTAACTGTCTTTTTGTGATCTTCATTATTTTGTCCTATACTGATTCCGGCGGGTATGCCTGGCTCCGTACGGATCAGGTGGCTCCCAGTCAAATCTCATGGGCTCAAACCAGTCTTCAAGACGGGCTGCCAGATCTTCAAGTCCTTGAGCCCGTAGCTCGTCGACAATGGCATCCAGTTCGTTTGCAGGATTTTCAGATTCTTTGAGAATTCTGGCCTTCTCTTCTTTGATAATTCTTCTTAACTGTCGTTTTGTGATTTTCATTTATTTCCTACCAATTTGGTCTTCTATTGTGAATGACTGATCTTTGAGAATCGGGTATTCCGCTCTCTTCTTCGGTCGCTGTACGGTGAGTTTTAGGTGGAACTCCACCTTGTGTTTCTTTACTAGCTTGATCTATAATAGTCTCAATATTCTGAATAAGCGATTCAGCATTTTTAACTCTAGACTTTGGGTCTAATTGCATCAAGGTATCTATTATAGTTTTCATCGCGTCCATGAATGCTCGATCGTCAGTGAACCTTTTCTCTGATAATAGTTTCCGCTTCTCTTCCTTGATGATTCTTCTTAGTTGTCTCTTTGTGATTTTCATTATCACGCTCCTTTTCCAAATCCGGGGCTACCAATCATCGTATACAACATATCAAGTCCTTCACCCGCCATCTTCGAAGACCAATCGTCTGCGGAGCTATCTTCGATTTCTGTAAGGATCTCTTCAAGACGAGCTTGAGCTTGCGTCGGATTCATGCCGGCACCCATTCGCGGAGCACCGTGAGTTTCTATGCTTGGGGTAGTTTCCTCTTTTAAGAGCCTAGCCCGTTCTTCTCTGATGATTCTTCTTAACTGTCGTTTTGTGATTTTCATTGTTTAACCGCCTTTTTGACCACACGTTGCATGGGATCGGCAGCAAATAACTTAACTGGTATGCCGGATCCCATTTTATTTTATAGTGGGCACAGACCAAACAATCCCACTTCATATACTAACTATACTATATAATTGTAATAGCGCCCCTCATTTAGTTAAAAAATAACGCACGAGGGAGGAGACCGGCCCACTTTTTTTTTGAAGGGAGTTTCGCGCGAGGTTTTTTCACACGCTTTTTCGCGTGTATACACGATAATACGAGAGATCTTGCTTCGCCCGGACACCACACAGTGTCCAACTCAGCAAGCACACAGGGGTGATACGCGTCTATCCCAATCAGTCGATGCTAGTGAGATCAGTGAAGTGATGCAAACAGACAATACCGCCAGGCCACTCGACCCAGATGCCCTCCTTAGCGATAGCATAAACAACACCAAGGACCTCAAGCCCCGGCCAACCCTCACCACGGATCGGAGGCGCCAAAGCATACACTAAGTTACCCTTCTCAACCATTACTTCCTCCGCATCCGAGTCGTCAGCTTATCGGGCCAGATCCGCCGGGTGTCTCCCTCGGGCAGCATGACCTCGCACCACGCCGTACCCCGACCGTTAATAACGGCGCGACCGACGTAGACCAGCGGAGTACCGAGTTGACTACAAACTTGGATCCAGGGTTTCTCATCATCCGGGTTACGCAAAGCCTTGATGCGAACGATATCACCGGGATTGGGCCAACACCACCGACTCATGGGTTCTTGACCCGACCGTAGCCCCGCAGAGTCAGGACCCAGCCGCGCCTAGGTTGACTATCATCCACGCGTCTCCAAAGACGACCGGCCCACCGAGTGCCTGGACGGTTCGAATAGAAGTAATCGGTATGCCAACCGGGGGGAAGGCGATCCATGCCACGACTCTTGGCTAACGCAGTCCGAATCTTCGTCATACCGCTCCCCGGGTTCTCGTACAGATATTGGGCAATGAAATCAACATTGTACCCTTGATATGGAATGGGACCCGCCCACCCGGATTCGTGCTGGCCAGTTGCGGGATCAATCATGATCTCAGACCTCAGTTTCCTTGCCATCTTCAGGCTCCTTATAGATTAATGGGGGCAGTTCCCCCGATTCCATGCCACCGTGAGAATCGATGACCATGCGAACAACGTACCCCGGGACCCAGCCGTAGATGGTCTCAGTCGGAGCAGCAGGGTCCTCAGCATGCTGAATCAGGTTAATGTCATACATGCTTGGGTATCCGATCTCAACCGAGTCATACGGACCGATGTTATCACGTGGTTCGCAGTAATGCGTCTCGCTCGCCTGAACACTCATGTGAAAGCCGTCTAGGCAGCACACCTCTGAGTAATGTGGCTTATGGCTCACCGACATACGCTTTTTCATCCTTCTCCTTCGGAAGCTTTTCGGCGCCTCGTTCTGCCGTTGGCTTCAGGATGAAGCCCGGGTAATCAAGCACGGGTCCCTGGTCCCACTGGACAATGTAGCGGTTAAGCCGTTCATTGACCTCAAGTATAACCCCTAAATCGTAGTGATCGTACCTGTGGCTCACCCAGTCTCCCTTAGCGTGCCTGTTCAATTTTACCGTCCTATAGATCTATTATACTACGTTGACCTGAACATTACACGACTTTTGGCGCCATTTTTTTCTTTTAGCCGTCTCATGTTATTCTTGTTACTTTACCTTTTCGTTTCCGAAATTTACCCGAGAATTTTTTTGGCGTGTGGGGGGTTTTCTTTTTTGCTTGCGCCAGTATTTTAGGTCCCATTTTCAAAATCTCCCGTGAAAAAAATGCTCACTGCCTTTGCGCCCACCGCCCGCAGAGGTCCCACAGAGTATCCCAGAGGGGCTCTAGAGGGGCGGTCAGGGATGAAATAGAGGCCCCAATTTTAGGCCCCAATAGGGGCTATCTGCGACGCCGCATCTAACCGTTTGTAATCATTGGCCTTTTCCTGTTTAGTCAGAGCACAGTTACCTGGCTGCCACAATGGCATAGCGACTACGGGATGGCTATAGCTATCAACTGTCACGTGACATCGTATGACTGACGTACCTGGGAGACCAGTCGACGAACCGGCCACAGGGACTGAGACACTTGACCCACGTCCTGTACCTGTCTCTATCTGACTCTTCCCTGTGCTCGACCACGACCCAGTACCCGTAGTTGCCGTCTGTATCTGGGATGCTTACCGTCACGATGTCTCCGGGTTCGAACCTCTTAAGCATTTTTTGTTTTTAACCGCGCAAGAATCTTTACACAGTCCAGCGAGCAGCAAGACCTTCGACTCGAGCTTCGCTCAAAGCAGCGTGATCGTGTTGACCGGCTTCGAAGAACTCAACGAGCTCTGCGTGGACTCCCAATTCAGTGGCGGTCCCTTCAACGCGACTAGCGGTATGCAGGACTCCCAATTCCCAAGCGTCGTCTGCGTGTCTAACTTCAAACATCGTATCCTCCTAAGCCGTTAATTTCATTACACTTTTGGAACTGTTAGATGTGAAGAAGAATGCCGGCGTGCCGTCCGTGTTCCAGCAAGGGGTTCAACTAGCCGCTCTTCCCTTCCCGCGGTGTCTCCGGTTTTAGCGGCCGAGGGGTTTGAACTTAAGGGTCAGGGATTTCACCTGCCACCGACAGTCATCTTCACATCTAACAATTTCAAAGAGCAACCATGGTGCCTAGCCTCTCGGCTCCAGACATTTCCGCTGTCGCGGTAGAGTGAGCAGTGCACCCATGGTCGGGGTTTTTAAATCTTTGACCCAGCATCCATCTCCGGACCCGGGCTGTCTA